GCTATCCCAACGCAATACTTTGAATCCGGTATCGAAACCGGTGACCCATTCGCTATTAACCGTCTAGGACAAGAGGGTATGTACCGTTCAATGGGAGAAGTTTGGACTACTTTCTTTGGAGGACATGGCTCGATTCGTGACCTACAGTGAGGATTAATGGAGAAAAAAATATTAAGGAGATGATTAAATATGGCAACAGAAACATATACAAGAAAAGGATTGACAATATCGTTTGATGACGGGGATTTTACTAGCGGAACTGTATCAGTTTTACTAGACCTTGACATGAGAACTGGAACACCTATAGATGAAACAGGTTGGTTAGATGGAAATGCAGGTGGCTCTTATCCGGGTACATTAGCAGGTTTTAACGCCGCTAATACTGACGGAAACGCAGTTGGAAGTATGAGAATGGTAACTATCGCTTTTACTCTAGCAGATGCGGCTGAACAAGTATTGGTTCTAACCGCAGGTGCTTCAAAGGCTATCGCTATTCTCGGTACTACTTGTGCAGTAGCAGACAAAACACTATCAGCAGAATTTACTAACGCAGGGCTTGCACCTGCGGCAAAGAGTGGCGGAAGTGACCCTGCAATCGTACTACATGGTGAAGCGGCTACCGCAGGAACAGTAACAGTAGTTCTACTAAACTGAGGTGGGCTAATTGCCTACAGTAACCTATAAAGGGGTTTATTACGAATCCCGAATGGTCGGCTCTAAGGGAGTTTGGGTAAGGGGTAAACCTACCGAAGTTTCTCAAGAGTGGCTTAACAAGTGGCGACACACATTAGATACTAGAACCTTCCTTATTGAAGGCGATGAAGGAGAAACTGTTGACTTGAAAGATGACGGTATACCGGATATTGCATGGGCTAGGAAAGATATTCTAAACTGGCTTAAAGATAATGAAGTTAAAACAGGCGCAGGTTATTTAACTAAAACGGCGGCTTTGGCTTTGGTGGATTCTCATTTAAATCCCCCTGTAGTCGAGGAAGTTTTAAGTGAAGTAGAAGATACCACAGAAACAGGAAGTGAAGAATAATGGCAGTAACTATAGACCCAAGACCGACAGTGTTCGGAGATAGAATGATTGTAACAGGAAGTTATGAAGCAGGAGATGTCGCAATAGATTTATCTTCTCAACTTGCATCAATTGATGCGTTTATACTTAATCCCGTAGAACCAAATGTCTTTAGAATAGAAGATATAGATGTTACCGGTGGTACTACATACGCCGCACAATTAGTTAACGGTGTTTTAGACATAGGGACTTTAAGTTTAGGCAATTCCACCTTAATTACAATAACCCCCCCTGCTAAAACTCAAACTACAAAAGCCGGAACTTTCTTAGCAATAGGTCGCCGTTCTTAAGGAGATGATTAAATATGGGTACTACAGAAACAGATATTAGGGTTACTACACTAGGAAACCTAACATTATTGACTGGTACTTTTAGAAATGGTGGTACAACCGTCAAATATGATGATTTTTTAAGTGATGTAATGATGGCCGGTGGAAACATAACAAGCGGTGTATGGACAGGGCTATTAGTTAATGATGGTAGTGGAGTGGCCGCAGGTCAGTCTACAATTACAGTAGACAATGTAGCGGCTACTAAAGTGTTACATAGTGGACAAGCGATTTACAAAAGTGATGCGGGGACCGGTCAACATAATGAAGCCTCTACTTACACAAGAATAGGAATAGTAAATGCTATGAACGGTGCGGGTACTTCTCTAATAATTGACGGTGTTACTGAAACAGCATTAGTCAATAACGATAGAATCTATGTAATAGGTCCTTGTTTTACCGGATTGCAATCCGAAGAAGTACCTGTGGCTGGACAAGTTGAAGTAACAGTTGGTATAGACGAAGTTAACAAGACACTTAACATAGCATGTGGTGCAGAATACACTTCGAGCATGTCTTTTTTTTCTAGGGACTCAGTTATACATGGAAAATGGTTCGCTCTTGGTAGACGCTAAAATTATAATGAGTAGATGGTAATATGGCAAAAACATGTACAATACTAGGCCCCTACGCACAAGCAGACTTTAACGATTCTACTAAAAGAACCGCAGTACAAACCGCTATTGTAACGGCTTTTAGTACTAATACTCCTGTGTCAGCAGACCCGCATGTAATACTTGGTAACATCTATATTTTCGTAACCACATCTTGAGGTGGTTAAGTGGGTTTCGATTTACAAAAATTAGACCTTAGCGACTTAGTGAGAGCGAATAAGCAAGGTGTCAAGTTAGACACAAATTCTGCCGTAGCGGATAGTGAACATCCGTTAAAAGGTGTTACTAGTAGTCAAAGAAACAGAAATAAAAATATAGGTGATATACTTAACATAGGTTCGGGAACAAGATGTACTCACTGTGGATTTCTACATTTTATGTGGAGAGCAACATGCGCTACATGTGACAAACCTATGGAATATAATCTAGGACATAGAGATGACGAAAACAGGATGTAATAATATGAGTAAAATTTTAATCAAGATGCCAATGAAACCACATAGACAAAAAGTGCTTACACCGGATGGACAAGAAGTTCGTCTACAACAGTTTGCTAATCGTATGGCGGCAAATGAATTAAGAGGTGCAGGTGGAGATGCACAAGGAGAACAGTTTACTTCTTCTCGTGACAAACTCATGCGTGACATGGTAGCCAACCCCGAATCACATAATATCAAATTCATGGGCGAAAGAGTACCTTTTGAGGGGCAAACTCTCGGTGAATCACTTTCTATGCCCGATGTAGCAGGTGAGCAAGCCGCTATTGATGGTCAGTTTGCAGGTGAAGAAGAGGGAATATCGGGTAAAGATATGGAAGAAATATTAGCAGAAGAAGATGCTGATGAAGAATTTAAAACGGGAGAGCGAGGCTCGGACAATACCGTTATTAGAGATAGAGATGATACTTTCAATCCCGATAGAGAGGCTGAACACATGCGCCGTATCATGACCTCCCGCCAAGTTCCTATGCGTGATGCTTGGAGTATCTTGAAAGAAATGCCACAGTGTAAAGTTTGTCAAGGAAAGTTGGAAAAAGTTCACCCCGGTGGAGGGGAAATGGTTTGTATGAATGCAAACTGTCCAGCACAAATGATGACACAAAGTGAAGGTCAACCATCAAGACTTCGTTTCCCAGCAGAAATGTTCCCAACTGGTGGGTTTAATTCTCTCGAAGAAATGACGGAAAATGCTCGTAATAATCCCGACTATTCAAAGGATTTGTATTATTAGTGAGGGGGGGTCTATGAATGCCAATAGTATTTTCACCCGGCGAGCCGGAAACTCGACCTCTTGACCCCACAGCAACAGCGTATACTACGGCTCAAAAAGTAGCAGACTTGCTCGATATTGGACCGAGTGAAGCGATACTTGTAAACGCTAATAGTGTGTCCGATGGTGTATTCATCAGTGGTGGAGATTACAGAAATGATGGTTTTGCCATAGGTGATACTATACTTATTTATTCGGATGCAGACCCTTTAGGGTTAGAAAAAGTAATTACTGATATTACATCTTCGGCTAGTGGAGTAAAACTAGTATTCACCGGTGCTTTTACCCATGCTGATTATCAAGTTGCTGACAATGCTTATGTTCAAAATCAAGCATCCTTTACTAATGGTAGAACAAGAGGACTTACTAAAAGTAAAGTGGATAAAGTTATTTTGAAAATGCAAGACAAAATTGATAATCTTACTCGTAATGCTTGGCGACCTTATTTAGTTACAGCAGAATACATTAACTTTGATACTTACAAACCATATCGTAGAAGATATTATACCGATTATGTTGGAACTGCACCGTTACTTTTCCGTAATGTACAACAAATACTACGCCTTGAATTATGGCAAGGTGATGATTATAGAGAGATAGGTGCGGCAGAAGTTCGCATCCTAATACCGGAGGATGTAAGAGCGTTAAGTGGTTCAATAGTTATGTCACCCGGTAATGGTACAGCCGCTACTCTTTCAATAGGCACAGGTAGTAATCAGTGGAGAGCAGATTTTGACTCTACTACTACTGCTCAAAACCTTGCCGACTTAATCAATAAAGAAGATAGAGTCAGTAAAGCAGTAGTAGAGTTTTCACCAACTTTTACTTTAGAAGGCTCTACAGCAAATGTGGGAGTTCATAACGAGTTCCTTGCTAGTGCTAACGCTGACTTAGGCACAGGTAAGGTGAAAGTTACTAGCATGCGCCCTGTAAAGGCAGGTGAAAACTGTTCTATCGTATGTACTGATAGTAACATCAGTTTAGACCAAACAAAAAACCCCGATACTACTAGTACTTCGGTGTCTTCAACTACGGTCAATGTAGCCTCTACATCCGGTTTTGCTAAAGCCGGTGTATGTTTAGTAGGCTCGGAAGTATTTAGATACACAGGTGTAACAACTACATCATTTACTGGATGTGTTAATGTAATAGGTACTCCACTTACTACTATGGCTACAGGAACACACACTGTAAGTCAACAATTGCTACAAGTAGACTTACAAGGTGGAAGTAGTAGTGGTGATAGTGGAAGACTTCGTGATTTTTGGTTTGACTCGGAAATGGGTATAATCTACTTTAATAATTCTTATCCGTTCTTTGAATGGAATGCAATAAAAGTAGCATATATTTACGGTGAAAGATATTTAGAAAAGGCTATAGAAGATATATGCACTAAAATGGTTGCAATTGAATTACTTATGGCTGATGACCGTTCTGTCCTTATACCGGAAGGAACACAGAATATAGATTTAGCAAGTAAGGTACAATTATACCAAGCCGATATAGACCGTACACTCCCTAAGTATGTAGAAATGGTTGTGTTTGAATGAAGGGCGATAGGGAGTTCAATAAATTTGGTGAACAATCTCACCAACAAGTTATTGAAATGTTCGAGAAAGATAATCAATTTCAAGCCGAACATAAAGATTTTTTTAGCAACAATCCAAATACTTTAAGAATTAGATTTAAACAAATAGAAGCAGGGGCGTTGGGATTGAGAGAAGAAGATGATGGTAGTTATACTGATTTCAATAGTCAAACACCTGCTACAGAAAAACAACTTTCAACCTTAAAGAAACAAACTGATGAGGCTATGCTTAAACAAAATCCCGACATGAGTGAGCAGGGATTTGAATACAAGAATGGATTTATTGTTCCTAAATCAGTAAAGGAACTGCAACGAAAGAAGTGATACTATGGTAGCAACATTTACAGAAGGTTTAGATGTTGTAATAGGATTGTTTCAAACTAATTGGAATAGAGGTAACACAAGTGGTATTAGACCGATTGTTATAGACATAGCCGAGGTACAACCCGAAAGAGGGAAGCGTCTTGATTTATCTCGGCATGATTATGTGTTATGTTACGAAACGGCACACAATGAAGAAGCCCCGGATTTACTCTACGATTTTGTTACAACACGCATAAATATAACCGTAGACATGCGAACAGTTAAGGGGAGAAAGCATCTGCAACAACTTGAGAACGAAGTTCGTAGGGTAATTCACAACAGTCGTAAGGGAGATGGAACAAATTTTGACAGGCTCGTATTCAAGACAAGAACTGATTTAAGTGACAGAAGTAAGCAACTTTTCCGAATGACATTCCAAATAGAAGTAGTAATATTAGCAGAACTAATACCGTGAGATGATTTAAATGCCAAGTACAGTATACAAAGGAGATATAGCAGAAGTTTCTTTTGCGCCCGAAACAGGTTTAACAATTAAACACAGTGATGCCACTGTACAAGTGTATGCCACAACAGATAACACCACAGAAATAAGATTTCTTGGTACTACTACAAATGATATTTTAAAAGCAAGTCGTTTTAGATTCCCGGTAAACATGTTAGTAGGTTCTCAAGTTGTTTTTGAAACAGGCGGAAATTTACTTAGTGGTGATGCCGCAAATCAAGGTAATGGTGGTAAAACATTTACAATTACAAAAAATGACGGTCTTAGTATTTTTATTACACCTGCTATGGTAACTACTGCCCATAATACTGCCGGTACAAGTGCTTTGGCGGCAAATGATGTAATGCATATTCTACCTTACAAAACACCACCAATTGATAATAATAGCGATAAAACTACTGCCGCTACCAATGCCGAAGAAAGTTGTAAGATAGACCAATTCTTAGGTATTGCATCGGCTATTACTCTTCCCGAAACTAAAATGGATTTGAAAAGATACCATGTTGTGGGGCTTGGAAGAGATACTTCTGTACAAGTTCCCGGTAAAATAATTACCGAAGGTGGGTCTTTTGAAGTAAACATGCATACGGCAAGATGGTTGAAATACTGTCTTGGTAATGAATTGATTTACTCGGAAGAAACTAGCGATAAAAGTGTTGCATTAGATAGTGCTACGGCGGTTGGTGCTTCAAGAATAACACTTCCTTCCGCTTTTTCTTCTAATGTTCTTGTAGGGGATTATATAGAATTTAAAGACACTGCAACTGCATCTATAGTGAGTGACCATGAAGAAAATGCAACTTCTTGGGATGGTGCATTTAGTGGGGATTTTGATAGAGCAAAAACTCACGAATGTAGAAGAGTGTTAGGTAAAATATCCCATGATATATTATTAGATGAGCCACTAAAATATCCCCACGCAACAACAACTACTACAATCATAGTTAGAAGAATTGGAGATGTTAACAGTAAAGTAGCCGCTATTTCTACTGCTAGTCAAATTACTTTCCCTGTTAAACATTTATTGTTTTCTAAGTCCATCCTTCCATCATTTTGTTTAGAGGTATCTCAAAGAAGAATAGATGTAGATTCCGATAACAGTAGACCGGACTTAAATGGCGCACCGGGTGACTCAAAGGAACTGACTCGTATATATCGAGGTTGTAAAGTAACTGATTTTTCAATGACTACAGACAACGATGCCGCATTAAGATTATCGGTTAATTTTAATTCAGCACTTTGCTATACTGATACAGGTCGTTTAGAAGGAACACCTCTTACAAGATATGCCGCACATCGTATGTTTGATGATACTGCTAATACCGAAGACAATCGTATAGTATCGGGTATAGGAAAGGGAACTCAAAAACCATTTATGTTTTACAATGGAAGTATTAAATTAGCAGGTCAAACTGTCGCTCAAGTCTTTTCATTTACACTCAACGGAACTACCGGTATGGTTGGACACCACACCATTAATAGTACATCTCAAGCAACAGCCGGTGCAACGACAGACCAAGTTCCATTTAACGGTTCAAGAAATGTTAGTCTTATGGTGGAAGGGCAAACCACTTATGACATGACTATGGAAATTGCTGTAGATGACCCTGTATTTTTCCATAAGATGAGAACAGGTCAAGAATTTAGTACTACTTCAAATAATAATGCCGCAAATCAAATACTTCTTGAATTTGAAAAGAATTTAATTGGTGGTACATCTGCCGCTAATAGTGAAAAGATGGTAATTATTATTGATGATTATTATATTGTAGAAGCACCTATACAAATACCGGAAGATAAAGGTATAGTAAAATCTACTTTAAGAATAATGCCAAAGGCAATAAAAGTAGTGGCTCGTGACACTATACCAAAATATTGAGGTGAGATGATGAGAAAATCGCTTTTGAAATACAGAAGAATGGGCGCACTAAACTACGCTCGATGGGTATGTGAAACCAACGGTGTAGAGTTCGATGACAAGATGCTTGAACTTATGGCAAGACATGAAATAGAATCTTTTGTCCAAGATAAATTAGACAACCCTCCTGTAGAAACTACCGAAGAAGAAATTAATCCTCTTGTACAAGAAGAAGTAATCACCCCATTCCCTGCTGATGTTCAGCAATACGATTCCCTAAAAGTTACTGAATTAAAGGAACTTTGCAAGGAGAGAAATCTCCCTGTATACGGAACTAAAGCAGAACTTGTTTTGCGTCTAAGGCAAAACGATGAAGGGATAACAACCGAAACAGGTGAAACTGACGGCCTCGCAGAAGCGACCCCGGATGTAGAACCGGAAGCCCCTACCGAAGAGGTAGCCGCATCCAATGGAAGTGAAATAGATGACCAAACCACAGATAGTGAAGAACAAGAGCCTATTATTGAAGAAGAATGATGTAACTAGACATGAAATTAGGGTAGACCCTAATGATGAAAGTCTAATTATGGAAGTATATGTAAGAGATGTATCTTTCTTAGATATACAAGAAGCCGCCCAAGAAATGTTTGTAATTAACAAGGGCGATGTTACAATGAACTTGAAAGGATATTGGAAGTTTGCATTTTCTAATTGGATAACTGAAACCAACCCGGCTTTGACATCGGGTGAATTAATTTCCCTTAGTGGGTATGTTGGTGACCAAATTACTAAGGTCTTACCACAACCTAACGAAATTGCGGAGGCTTTGCAGGGGGGGTTTACAACGCCGAAAAGGTGAAGGTGAACAAATTTCTCAACAAGAAACAGTACACAGAAGTTGAGGATTTAACCCTTCAAGCGGAGTTATACGCTTATATTGTAGCATCACACTACGGGGTATCACTCCACGATGTTTACAAAATGCCTTTACCAATATTCCAACAATCACTAACATGGGCTTTAGCAGTAAAAGAACACAAGGACAAAAAACAAGAAGTAGAAAAACAAAAATCAAAAGCAGGGGATAGAGAAGTGGTTGGATTAGATTATTCATTTTTGGATTGGGAGTGATTAGGTGGCATTATTAGCAACACTATCCTCTATGTCCACTCTTGTTAGTGGTATTGGTCCGGCATTTCAAGCAATAGGTCAAATAGCAAGTAAAGTATGGGAAGCGATTAAAGGATTTGTTAATAAATATTTTATTGAACCATTGAAAGATTTTTGGAATTGGTTAAAAAATTCTTGGGAAAGCCTCAAGGGTTGGGCTAGTGATGCTTGGGAGTCAATTAAAGGATGGATTGATGATTGGTTTATTGAACCATTAGAAGGTTTCTTTGATTGGCTTAGTGGGATTTGGGAAGACATTAAATCATTTGCTAGTGATTGTTGGGATGGTATTGGTAGTCTTTTTAATGAATATGTAACTAAACCAATAGAAGGTTTCTTTGATTGGCTTGGTGGTGCTTGGGATACTATTTCCGAAGGTGCAAAAAATGCATATAGTGCCGCAGGTGACGCTATAGATGAATATATTTTAGAGCCTACTAGTAACGCTATAGACGCTATAGGTTCAGCATTATCAAGTGTGGCTGATACAATAATTGGGGCTTTTAGTGCCGCATTCAACTTTATTAAAGATGGATTTAACAGTGTTATTAATTTTATAATAGATTTATTACAACCTATAATTGATGCAGTTGAAGATATGGCTGATAAATTAGGTGGTGTAGTAGATACAGTCAAAGGTGGTGTTAAAAAAGGCATTGGTGGTGCTAAAAAAGTTGGTGGTAAATTAAAAGGTTTGGTAGGACTTTCCGAAGGTGGTGTTATGTCCGGTCCTATGAGTGGTTACCCCGCTATGCTTCACGGCACAGAAGCAATAGTACCGTTATCGGGTGGTCGTTCTATACCTGTAGAAATGAAAGGTGGTGGGGGCGGTAGTAGTTTCAACATTACTGTCAACGCCGGTGGTATTACCGATAGAACAGACAAGAGAGCATTGGCTCGTGAGATAGGTAATATGATTCAACAAGAAGTCGCTCGTTCTATTGGCGGTGCTACACACAGGGGGCGATTCTAATGTCACAAAATATACCTGTTAGGTTTGTTAGAGCCGATGGTGAAACTATACAATTACCTGTTACAACTGTTACTTTAGATGTAGACAGAAATTTTAACGCTAATCCAATACCATTTATGGGTAGTGATAGAATTGCTATGGACTTTAATCTTTCAAGGGCTGTAATACTTTTAGAGGGTGTATTTACTGATGACGATTTAATGAATGTGGGTAGTTCAACAAGTTCAACATCCTTAATTGATTTTTCACGAATAGAACCTACATCCGCATACGCATACATTCCCTTTCGTACAATAGATGGATTTCAATTTAATCGTGCCCTTGCCGCAAGATATGATGATGAGGATATTATAACAAGTGGTTTTGGTACTCTTACTCTAAATGATATTGCAAACCTTGATACTCCTATTAAATTAAAAAATACAGCAAGTACTACCTTTGATTTATATGCATCAAAAAGTAATGTTTCTCATGCTGAAGATGGTGGAACTGGTAGGTATCATTTTTCAATAGCAACTACTGATGGTGTTAAAACTACTAACACACTCGTTGCCGGAAGTGGTTACAGTATTGGAAATGATATAGCAATTTCCGGTACTACAGGTTCGGGTATAAATTGTAAGGTAAACATTACAGGAGTAAATGGTAGTGGTGGAATTACATCTTTTGAGATTGCCCATCCCGGTTCGGGGCATGCTGTTGGTAATGTATTAACTATAGCCGGTGGTAGTGGTGGTACATTTACTGTAGCATCTGTTGGTACTGCTTTAACGGCTGTCCAAATGGCAACAAACCTTACTAAATTAATTAATGATGGTGCATTATCAAATCCTATTACGGGATTAAGTGCTACTTTAACAACTTCACCTAATAGCAGTGAGCCTAATACTGCTGTTAAAATCAGCCAAACTGTAGCGGGTAAAGACGGTAATAGTGGCACTCCTAAATTTAATGATTTTAAATTTGGTACTGTAGGTATTACACCTCGATTTACCACATTTAGCGGTGGTACTGACCAAGGTGGTATATTCCATGGTATGAGTGCAGGTGATAAAGTAATGTCACTTTATGGTACATTAAATAACTCTAAAAATAATAAAGGGATACAGAAAAAAGATAAATTTGGTGACTATATTATCGGTATTCAAATACCATTTAACTCAAGTATAAAGGCTACCGGAAGCAATAAATATGAACCTGTAAACTTTTTTATGCCTACAGGTAGGTTTGAAACATTAGATAGTAAAAGTGTAAATGATGCAGTATCCGCATCTACTAAACCCGATGAGCCGGATAGTAATAACGATAGGTCATTTATCAAAGGTGGTATAACTAAGGCTACTTTTGTACAAGTAGGTGGTGAACCTGTTTATTCATTTAACATTCAATTTATTCCGGCTAGTTTCATAATATGAGGGAAAGATATGGTAGCAATAGGTAGGTCAAGCCACGCTTTCTTTTTTGATGGTGTAAGTGAATCTATTATTGTACCTCAAGGTAGATTTACTAAACTTGGTGATAATGCATCTGTTGGAACTACAAACACTAAGACAAAGAAAACACCATCCGATATTTTATCAAAAACAGGTTACGGTAAAGATGAAACTACAAAAATAAATAGTAGATTTGATAATCAATTTACCGTTGAGGCTTGGGTTGTTCCCGATTGTGGGGGTGTAATTGTTGAAAGACAAGGGCAATTCCTCTTAGAATTAGGCACAGTAGATACACCCGGACCGGCTAAGTTTACTGTTTTCTTAGACACTACTGATGGAACTAAAACATTTACACTTACTACTGCTAGTAATGCAACTACAAGATGGGATGGTGTGGTATATCCCGAACAAGATTATGGTGGTGTACATGACTCTTACAATCGTTATGATTTAGGTAACTACAATGATGCTACAAACTTAAACTTCAATCACAGACCATTGTATCACATAGTTGGTGCAGTAACAGATAGTGCTATTTCTTTGTTTATTAATGGTCAAGTGGTTATATCTCAAACTCTACCTAATGATGCTTCAATAAGCGACTCTACTGCCCATGTGTATATAGGCGGAAAAGGTGGGGATTTTAGGGGGGCAATTGAGTCTATTCACTTTGCTACTCAATTTGATGAGCAAATTATTACACCTAATGTTCCTATGGATGACCAAATTAGTTCCACGGGATTATATCGTTTTGAAGAACCATTAGATATAATAGAAGAAGAATATGAGTTTACTGCTTTTACCGCCGCATCTAATGGCACTACTACCACACTAACTATACCTGCTACTGATGCTCAATCATTAATTAAAAGATTAACAGGTAAAGAATACGATGCAACGAGTGCTACAACAGACTTTACTTTGGCACCTCATAGTATGGGTAATTATGAAATTCATAATAATTTCACTGCACCAAACAATGTTGCTACATCATATCTACCCCATGTTCCCTATAATCTAATTATCAATCCGGGTGCTATTAATAGAAATACACAGAAACCTAATCAAACTCCACCGGAAAGACTTCGTATATTGAGTATAAATGGCTCTACAGGTGTCATTACGGTAAACAGTATACACCTTGATTTTAATGTAGCATCAAGTGGCTCAAGAGGTATATTACACTCAAGAACTACTGATGTAGATAACTACTTTGTAATTATTCCTGCTGATTTAGTTATTGATTTAGTTACTGGTAAACCTTACCAACCACCTCATTTTAATACTCAAATTATTGATAAAACAGGTCAAATGGTTTTGGATGAAACTGATAATGAACAACACGGTATAGTATATTCTAGTCAAATGGCGACTACAACATCTCACCCTAACAATCCATTTGCTGTTACATGGCCGTCTACTTTAGATGTTAATTATCAAATAGGTCACAGTGGTAGACATAAGTTTTCACACATTAAGGGTCATGAATATATGAGAAGATACCCAAGACCTACATCATTACAGATAGACCAAGTTATTAGCGGTTCAGCAGATATAGTTCAAATGGATTATGCAAATACCGCTAGTGGACTTCATCGTTTATTTAACACAAATGAACTTGCTGATTTTTACGATGAGAACTCTCAATCACCTATACAAAATATAGTTAATAGTACGAAAGCATCATCGGTATTTACTAATGGTTTACCTGCATCGAAAGAAGAAATTATAGCAATAAGTATTGGTGACCATAAACCGTTTATGCTCAAAGGGCCAATACCCGAAAACTACTCAAGAACTACTCTTACCACTGATGAAAGAGATTATCATATTCGCCCCGAAACAGAAAGTAGAATTGCTTTACTCCATGTACCTACTTTACGCACTACACATAATTTAGCACCTTATGTAGAAATTCATTATAACGCTTTAGATTTATTAGGTGATTCAATGCAGACTCCTTCTGCTTCACCAACTCCTATGTTAATGGTAGAAAAAACTGTTCCAAAAGGTAGTACTATACTTACGGGAACTACTACTATTTTAGATGTTATAAAAGCCGATTTAGCGAATGCGAGTAAAGACTCTACAATATATTCTCCCGGTGGATATATAGATTTAGATAGCGCAGTTGCTAATCAAAATGATTATTTTGAAAAAACTAATAGTTTAGTTGGAGATAATGCTGGTGGTGCAGAATATGATTTTGAAATAAGTTATGACACTTCACCAATAAACTATACTCCACCTAGCGATGTCAATGCTCAACCTGCCACTACTCCACAAGTAATTACTAGTTCACACAATAAAGGTACTCATCAATCGGTTTTTCATAAATTATGTATAGAACCTATGAGTGTAGACAAAGCAAACAAGTTAGAAGATTTAGGTAATAATCAATTTAAGAAAAAGGCTGAAAAAGTCAATTCATCTCAAGGAGTATTTGATGTAGGTGGTATACATCAAGGTAGTCCTATATTTGAAATGTTTGATATTATAGATAATTTGTATATTGGTACTAAAAATACATCTGCTCGTATATACATACAACCATCTAATCGAAATAGAACTAATCAATTAGCAAAATTGCGTGACGGTGTAGAAAAAGGAGAAACAGCGAATATTATATCATTGTTCTATTTAATGAGTAGAACTAGAATAAGGTCAGTTAAACAAATAATTGACACTGAAAGTAATAGTATGATAACTCAAGTTACTGCTAGTGGTATAGCGGAAGAGGCTATAAACGAAGATGTTACATTTATGGGTAGTGGTTCACCGGATTCTCATGTAGTTAAAGAAATAGACATAGATGCACCGGTAGTATCTGTAACTCTTGGTGGTCCGGGTCAAGGTGCTATTAACACTAAACCAACATACGACCCAAGCCCATTGATGAGATTACCCGGTTCTACAAGAAGAAATTGTGCTGTTAAGGCAATATCGGTTTGTACATTAGATGACGCTAAAACAATATCAGTTCAACCTCTTAATAATAAATCCGAAGACCTACAATCTTGGGGTACATACGCCTTTCCGAAAAAGGGTAGAATATTTCTTGAAGGTGGAGGGAATGCTGAATATGCTAGTAAAGTAGGTGCAGGATTTGTATTTGATGATACCGATGCTCTTGCACAAAGAAAATATCTTTCTGTAAATGATGAAATATTTTCTACATTTAATGAATGGTGTATAGGAGTTGGATTAGTTAACAATGCTTCTAAGAATACATACAGTATAAATAAAATTTTATTTAATGATGATAATTTTAACTTTGAAAATATGTGTGAAGATGGTAGTACAGTCAATGACAGATTATTTCAAGCAATAGATGATGTAACACACGACTATCAATTAAGTACGCAATATGCAAGCACTCGTGCCATGGTTGAGATACCTGTATTTCCTCAACAATTTTTTGGTGAAAAAAGTAAAGGTATTTTTCCCGGCCCGGATAACAGTATGAAACTTCATTTAGATGCTACTTATACTGCACATACATGGAATTCTTCACCTGTAGGTAGAAGAGTAGATGATTTACCTCCTAATGATAGAATAGTAAAGTCTGCTTATGAAAGTAAATCTTCACCGGTTAAATCTCGTATTACTAAAATTGTAATTAATGGTGATTTCTTAGATTTATATGTAGATAATCATTTTATTTTTACTCCGGGTATTGCGGGTGATTTAAATAATTTTAAAGATATAACTATGAATGGAAAAGTATTTCTTGAAGACGGGTCTTGGGCTTATATTAGTAATAATCCGTATTCGGATGAGTTTGTAAGAGTTCGTCATTCACCAACATCTATTGGAGATGGAGGTTTACACGGGTTCTGTAGTGATGATTTTATTAATAAATTAACTACAGGATGTACATTATCTACGAGTAGAAGTATAAGTGCATTAGAATCTATAAATTCCGATGTTACTACACCGACATCGGATTACGAAGGTCGTTCAATATTTTATCATGACAGCGCAAATGTACAAACTCAAGGAGGTAATCTTGATTACGGATTACGACAATATGTGAGTGCTGTCGAATTTAAAGCAGGGCCACTTTCAAATCCACATGCACCTAGAATAAAATCTAAAAGGGCCACTGCTAGAATTATACAAGCAACACAACTATCATCCAGTCAAGTATATGCTTTACAATTAGACAATGTAGATTCTTTTATAGATACTACATATACGCTAGATAGCAGTGGTAATCCCGAAATAGGAATTGGTGATTTATTAATCATAGGTAAAATTCTTACAACAACACCAATAGAAGTATTATATTTAGGAAGTCAATTTAATAATCAATTTTCATTTAATGCCAATGATAACAATACAGTGTTAGTACAATTCGGTACAGGTGTAACAGTTCCAAGTTTACAAGATATAGAGTTTAGATTAGAAAAAATAGGTAGAAGCCATTTGGCTTTATCGAATATTGCTCAAGTAACATCTCAAGAATTAACAGTTAGCACATTTCGCCCTGTTGTTAATGATGAAATATATTCATTTGATACTGCACATTCGGCAGGTAGTACTGATGAAATAACATTTGACAATGGCCCTTATCGTAATCCGGCGGCAAATAGTCTTGGTGTAAACATAAGACCCGGAGATATGATTTACAAGGAAGATTTGAGTAGTGGTGCTATTGGTTATGTAGGAATAGTAAAACACATGCACTCGGAACATTATCGAGATGTAACTTCCGGTAGTGGTTCTCTAATAAAATTGACAGCCAACAATGTAAGTGCTATTGGTAATAATGATATTTTAAGAATAGGTATTAACAGTATTATTGCTGATGATAGTGACGCAATACTAAACAACACTTGGAGAAATCCATACGCCGCAGGTGGGCTAAGAAACGGTGACACTGTTTGGATGAACATGACTATGAACAATGCTCATGCTGTAGAAGGTCTATTTTGCAAAAGTCGTGGTGTATTAAATGAAGGGCAAGTGTATAAAGCATTCAATGGTGGAGAAGGGCAATTAACAAATAGACCTCGTGATTCTATACCTCTTGAGAATTTTTTAATTGGTGATTCTTGTTTAGAAACTGCTGTTAATTTTGTGCAACATGTAAATAAAACAATTGAGTTAAATTATGAAGCGATGGGATTATCTGCTTCTCAAGCACCAACAGTAGCATATATTGACCCGTATCTATCATCCGAAAAACATACTCGTGTTTTACTTTATGATGTAGCCCACGATAGAGAATTTATCTCCTTCCACGATATACAGATGCAAGTGCAAACAAGTCCATCTGTTCCTGTTATTGGTCACACAAGAAATTTAGTTGCTGACACAGGTTACTACTCTTTAGATGAAGTGTTAGTAAAAATAAATGGTGGTGCGCCCCATTATCTTACAACCCAAATAGATGTAGCAAACGGTTTCCCATCCGAAAATAAATACTTAAGAAGCACTCAACAATCTAAATTTATAGAAAGTGCTTATGCACACAATGTTCCTAATATGAAATATAACAATGCAACTATTATTACATTAGAAAATCCGCTAGATGAAATAGGTACGCTTGCTTCTCCAACAAGTAGCATAGGCACTTTACCAAATTTACCGTTTATGGGTAAAGGACACGGCCATTTTGTACATTCAAATGGGTATCATGGAAGTAGTGTATATCATGTATCTGCTAGTAGTTTACCTCGTATTGAACCTGCTACCTTTTCATCGTTTTATGGAAATAAATTACATAATAAATTAAAAAGTAGTGTTAGAAATAAAAATATTTCTTCTATAATAAGTATGTTAAAAGAACATAGAACTGAACAAGGATATACCACACACACATTCAAAGATAGTAGTACATTATTTGATACACCGGATGGTACAAGAGTCATTTCAGCATTTTTGTGTTTAAAAGGTATTCGTAATGAAAGTTTAAATTTAATTAATCATGAAGAAAGTAGGTTACAACACTTACCTCAATGGAAAAACATGGATTATATCCGTCGTCAAACAATTGATTTTGGTGAAATAGGTGTAAAAATAGGTGGTACTAATATAGAGGCGGCGGCAAGAGAAATAGTTCGTTTAATAAATCAAGGTGCGGCTAAAAATGGTAGAACACATGCTAGACGACCATCTAATAATTATCCCGGTGAAAGTGAAAAATTAGATATTAATCGTATAGGTGTAAGAGAAGATATTACTGATATTAACAAAGACCCTGCAAGCGCACATGTAAATGCTGACTTTGCCGCTACGGGTTCTACTCACGACCCTGCACCGTTTTGGTCAGTAGAACATGCTATGACTTCTCAAGATAGAGGTAGTCACATGGGTTACTTAAGAGCGCATTTAGGTAGAGTTGTAGAAGATAGTAATGGTTCTATAGGATATACTATTGTAATCCATTCCACTGTACCGGGTGCTAGTGGTCGTAACTTTTGTGTTTGGTTAGATAATAGTAAAGGTCAATCACCTTATCAACCTAAATTTTTAGTTGGTCATGGTGGTCGCTTCCGAAACTTTTGGTGTCAGCAAGAAGAAATGATGGGTGAAAATATGCACCCTGCACCCATGCCATTAAACAAAGATGGTAGACCTTTTGCCCCTATTACAACATTAAAAGAACTTATAAAAGAAGATAATAGGTTTAGTAAAATTAGTAATAATAATGACGATGTAAACAGTATAATAGGTAGCGGCTCTTACTCTAATACTATATTTACAGAATCCTTTGAAGGGCAAAGTCAAACATCTAGTATAGTAGAAGGATTAAGAGTAGGTACAAGAGCAATTGGAAGAATAAACTTTGGTGGTTTAGTAGCAAGTGGTATTCCGGGTTTTGCGCCCGTAGATGGTGAACTTGGTGTAGGCACTATAGTATCGAGTGTTTCAACAACATATCATCAATATACTACTGTAGGTGAATATAATTCATCTATAGGTAATACACAACTATACGGATTTAGATTAACCGACCATAGAGGTAAATCGTATGGAATAAGGTATATTTACAAACAATTAGGAGAGGAATTCGTTAATGATGAAACTTTTGTACCTAATACGCTTAGTGAAGAAGTTGGAATTTTTATCAATCATAAAGATATTTCCGAAGGCGGATTTACCATCAAAAATAATATTACAGGTTCGGGTGATGTAACAGGTCAGTTATCTAATTCGGGTATCACTGCTGTCAAATCGTATAATGGTAACAGGTTTAATGGTGTTTATTCTCCCGATTCAGTAATTAATGCTTCTGTTAAATGGGAAAGCACTAATAATACTTTAACAGTTAAATTTTATGTTGGTAGTATATACAACCCAAATAGTGCTAGTGAACTACAAAATGTAGATGACATATTAGGTTACTTGGGATTCCCAAAAACTAATGGTGTTATACAATTAAACGATACGCACATCAATACTACATTAGGTGCAGGGTTCTTAGGTCACACTCTTTCTTATACTTCAAGAACACAATTAGGTGTCGGTACAAGCAGTTCTTCAACTCATATATTCTATGGAGTCAAAGGTTCTAGTATGACAGTTAATCATCAAGTTACAAATGCCGGTGGAGAAGTAGGTACTACTACCCCTACAGGAATTACATCAACTACTGCGGCAGTTACTCACCCATCGGGTAGCGGTAGTTGGGCTTACCTTGCTATTTCATCTCGTATGAATTGGACTACTTTACTTACTGATGAAGTATTAGCGGCGGCTATGGAGGCGGCGATTAATGCAACTAATGTAACTACAGAAGAAGGTATACCGTTTGACTGTAGGCATCTACTTGCGGCAGATGGTCGTAGATTAGGTGATTGGGGTATTAGTGCCGATGCAATTAGAATAAGAGCCTTCGATGTAAACAATGAAAATTTATCCCCTCCCTCAACTATGTTTGAATGTATTTTAGATAAAGATAGAGGAATAGAGGCGGCTCATCAAGAATACGGTTTATACAAAACATTTACACAAACAAGTATTATAAAAAGCACAAGTTCAAGTATACAACCGTTAAGTGATTTAGACTTGACAAGAAATAAATTTTTACCTTGTGGTTATATTCCAAAAACTGTATTACAAATTGTGTCGAAAGGTCGAGGATTTCACGCAAATACCCCAACTCCTATTTTAGTAGATTCATCCAATCATCCAATAGATATTTCTAATTGGTCTAATAACTTAAAAGGTATATCTTACACTAGAAATCCCGGTGACCATATATTGCCTTATGTTAATGAAATCACTGTACCTAATGTGGCTGATGTAAAATGTAAATCATCTGTTTCAACAGTTTCGATAGTATTTGGTGGTAATAAATACCCAAGAGGTACAAATTTACAATCTCGTGGTATAGGTGGTGGTAAAAGACTTCAAACTACAGCATTCGGAACAGGTTTTGTTGCCGGAACTATATACGAAGCGACAGGTGGTACAGGACACGGACTTAAACTTCGTTTCCCATTTGTAGATGGTTCGGGTAGACCGGTTACTACAAGTGGCGGCTCAACACTTTTAGGTTTGAGTAGTGGTACTAACAATCAATTCTTTGAACTTTGTATTGTTGATACAGGAGAAGGTTATACTGTTGGAGATACTTTATCTGTTACTCCTGCATCCGGCTCAGCACATAATTTTACAGTATTACAAGTCAGTAATGTAAGTGGTTTTCAAGCCAAAGCGACCAATACTTCTGTAGGTGGGATTATAACTGGTATTAGTATTTCTAATAGAGGAACAGGTGCAACTACATATACATCGGGAACTGCTACTGTGACTACTGATTACATTACTTTAAAATCAAGAGAAGAAGATTTCTTAAGACCTTGTGTACTAAAAGTTACTGCGGTATTAAATGAATCAATAGAAGGGTTATGTACATTTAGTTATGGTCAAAATCTACATTCCGTATTAGTTCCTGCATCAATAGACACTAATACAGATTTTACTCGTATATCACCTAAAGGTGAAACAGGTACCTTCTTTGTTGGTAGTCAAATGAATGGTAAATTTAGAAATGATGGTAATGAGTTACAAGCATTACAAGGTAATACAGCATTTGTGAATAAGTTTTCAAATCCTTTATTTATAGATACAAATGTAATATTTGTAAAATCTAATGATTATCAAATTACTGGTCGAAGATTTTATGGTAGTGTAGACTCCGAACCTATAGTGTACTTTAGAGGTGCTAAAGATAGTAAAGACCACAGTGTACCACTTTACTTCGGTGGTGGATTCAGTGGAGTAACTTTAGATATTAATGATGGAACACAAAATGATTACGCATCATTCTATACCCATCCGTATTCTAACGGTCCTACTGGAACAGCAGGTATACAGAATGCAAATGAAATAACTACATCATTTGCTACAATAGATTGTAATGCACTCTTTGCTTTCTTCCCCGGTGCATCATTAGTAAATCAAAATAGAGGTTCTTATACTCCACCGGCATACAACAAAAATAATATTTTAAGTCCCGATGTTTTTGCAGGTTATCTTTCTAGTGGTGGTCCAAGTTGGATTAACAGTAAATATGCGGCGGGTGTAATAAAACAAAAACCTGTGCCTCTAGTATTGCAATTTGCACACCCAACTGCTAGATACGATGATTTTGGAGAGGCTAAAAATATCGCTACAACTAGTTATACTCACGGTAATGTACAAGTAAAGAATAAAACATCGTATCATATTTATGGCCCCGGTCAAGCAATTCCGTTTTCGGAAAGTACAAACAACATAGCCGGTGGTTCTTATCCTACTACTACACAAGAACCCCATCCGGGTACTGTAGTAACAGTAGGTAACACATGGAGTAAAGTACCTTACAATATGAATTTACCTAACGCATTAACTAATGATGTGAATGTATTCGCACCACCTACCTCAGCATTTCAAGTTGCTAGACATAAATATCATTTTGCTGTACCTACAGGTCAAGCACTTAACTGGTCACCACCGGAAGGTATACCTAATATCGGTATGTTAAAACAAAGACCCTCACACGGTTACCATTACGGAGAGCATTTTATTCATCCGGTATCGGGTAAAATAACTGCATCAAATTCTGCTGAATATCGTAAAGCACATCCGTTCAAACACTGCGCTATGGCACACTATGGAATCGCTATGTCGGCTGACATGACATGGCACATGGATGGTGGTTATCATCCCGGAGGTCATTGGTTAGATAATCAAGTTGCAGTTAATTTCAAGAATCACACTTCTAACGCTTTTGTAGTAAAATGGGGTAGTACACCTGTACACCCAACTGCATTTAGAGTATCATCAAGAGTGCTTAGTGATACTGTTAGTCGTAGCGGAGTTTCAGCCACATACAATCAAGTAGATGGAAGTACAGTAACAACTGAAAGCGATGTAATAATTGTAGATGCTACAAGATGTCAAAATGGAGAAGAGTTAGCGACTATCATCGGTCAAGCAATAAATGAGAATCCCGGTAAAGGCGCACTAAAGGCTCTTGGTGGTACATTTATGCCATCTATGGGTAACGCAAATCGTCAAGATAGGTACGGTTGGATTGAGTTAGATTTTGTATCTTATAATCTTAAAAGCGGTGCTACAATACCTAATTCTAGTGGTGAGTATTTCGGTGATGGAAGTCATGGCTTCCCTGCTAATGGTTTTAATTATGTTATAGCAACGATAACCGGTAACTCTCAAATTGCGTTGGAACAGATACCTATGTCCGGTTGGATAAGAACAGACAAAGGTGGTAGAGATAAATTTGTTAATAGTCCGGCAGATATACCTATGTTCGCACCTTATCATACTAGAGAAATAATAAATGTATCGAGTAATACATATCGAGTAGTATTTTGGTTAGCACCAAATAGAATAAGTGGTTTACCGTTATTTGAAGATGGATATACATTTTATGATAAATGTCAAACTCCTACTCAATTATCATTTCCTTCGCCGGGAACTGCTGTAACTGTAATAGACCCGGATGAGGGTGAAGAGGTTGATGTTACATTCCCGCAACCAACAAAAGTATTTGTGTGGAGTAAAGCCGGTGTACACCGTTTTAACAATGAAAGTGAGGCAAATCGTGACCACATGACACAGGTACACTTTAGCGGTCTTGTAGATGCAATAGACAGAACAAGACCTGTGGGTGCAGTAGGATGGGCGGGAGAAAGATATTCTTACCTTAATTCATTAAAGGTAGAAACAGATGGTGGAGGAAATAAACTCTATGCCGCAGGTTTAGGTGCTTGGTATGAAAAATTAGGTTTTTCACCATACGGTTCATCTAACTCTTGTATGGGGTTGTTTGGGGTAATACCATCACAAGGAATTCAAAACAGCCCGGATGCAAGTCCAATTATTAATGGAAGAAGTAATTACCTTACTAGTGGTATGGGTAACCCATATACGGTAAGCAATATGTTTGTTCCTACTTTAGCATTTAATAATTCATATTACACTAATTACACATTCACCAACACCGTTGGTAGTCCTCATTTTGGGTCGGTGTTAAGTGATGTAGGTGACCAAAATGCACAACTTGGTGTATACAGTCGAGCATTCTTAGTAGTAAGTCATGAGAGTGAATTACCTTTAGTGGCAAAGTATGATAGAGATGGTATAAGAGGTCTAGGAGATTGGTTGAATGTAGTGTCTGCAACTAAAGCGGGAACTGCCGCCGCTACTGCAATCACTTATGCAGGAACTACACGATGGGATGAAAGATTCCATGGGGCTAATCGTTTCATAGCACCCGCTACAGCCGGTCCAAAAGTAGAGGCACTTATCACGCCTAATCTACAAATACCAACTGATGATATTCCGGCATTAGGTGTGCATGAATCATACCCATTATTAGGAAAAACCGAATCAATAGATTTAGTCGCAAATTTAACAGGTGTTGCATCGGGTGCGAATACAGAAGTTACAACATCGGGTGGTGTTACCACTGCCGGTCTTGCTGTGGGTATGTATTTATCACATGCTAACCTTCCAATAAATACACAAATAGTATCCATCGAAAGTACTACGAAATTTCTAATTAATACCACTCCATCTACTACTGGTTCTGCAACTGTCAAATTAATTGCATTTGGTGATGATGATGTATCTAATGCTACACCTTGTTTACATCCAACAGGAGATATATCAAATGATTTAAGAATAAGTCCCGCTACTAAGTTATTAAACAATAGTTCCATACACCTTAATAGACAAGGTTTCCAAACTGAATTAAATACTCCATTCGACCAAATGGTAGACCGAACAGAATTACAAGCAGACTATGGAACTACACATGATAATGCACATATTAGTAACACAAACGCATTCAATGTAGGTAGAAAATCTGTATCAAGAAACTTTACAGTTGAAAATGTAGTTTGGAAGCGTATGGATGGTGGTAACCTAAGTCTACCAAGTAGTAACGCTAAGGGATTAGGTGCAGTTCCGTTAATCACTCGTGTTAAAAATAACGCACCACTTACAATGGGTGAGAAAATATTTGGTAATAATAGATTTAGTTTTGAAACTACAAATAGTTCTATGTTCCCTATTATTCAAGCACAAGAATTAATGCATCCTCAACATGCTACAAAATCACCTAACGAAATTAAAAATGCTTTGAATATTCCAAATGAAGAAATACAATTTAAATCTATATCGGTAGAAGATGATACAGGACAAGTACATACTATAGAGGGTGGTTCACCGTTTGGAACTATAATTAGAGGATTTAGAAAAATATCCGATAGAGCATCGGAAGGTTTAGCACCGGCTGTAGAATCCGATGAAGAAAAGTATGTTGGTGTAGAACCTAACTTAGAGATTCAACTACCCGACCCTAATACTATACCCGGTAATATACTTGTTAGGTCGGGCTTCGATAGTATACAAGCGTATCAAAATGAAACAATAGGTAGCGGCGGTATGATGAGGCCGTCACATAATAATCATAATGGTGCGGGGCAAATATTCGATGAGGACTTTGATAAATTAAATGGAGAAGCGGGTGCAGTAACTATTGATTCACCGAGGCTAGGACCAACATACGAAGATTACGGTTGGGAACATATAAGTCAAAAACTAGATGGTGACATAAAATTCCCCGACAGTACTAAAAAAGGATGGACTGAAACTACTGGTAACAATCCATTAAACACATCATATAAACAACATGACCGTACATTATTCTTCCATGTTACTAAAAAATCTTTAGGGTTTACTGAAAAATATCCTGTAGGATATTCTCATACAGGTGGCGTGGTAACTCAAGAATTATCAATAACTGCTAGCGACCCCGACAAACTAACAATAAATGGTAATCTTGATAGTAATATTTTCGATATACCAATAGTAGGTGTAACTGACATCCCTGCAAATATAAACGATGTTGATAGTAGTACATATTATAGAATTAAAAATACTGATACAGGACAAGAGGGTTTACTAACAGGTCGAGCAGTAGCGTCAAGGTTAGGAAGCGGTTACGAGTTTTATAACCCAGTTCTAACAAAAGAAGCGGCTAAAATACTTTATAAAAATGATAATATAGAAGATATTGACTTTACTAGTTTACCAACTACTACATATTCTAATGTTAAAATATACCCATCATTCCCTGTACCCGCAGGTAATACTAGATTTTATGCCGCTAGAAGATTGCGTGACCATGCAGAAGTAAGTGGTAATAGCCCCGATGCTAAACATCAAAGTCTTAGACAAGGTGGAATATCTTTTAGCGAAGTTTATGCATTAATATCGCAAGGAGAAGAGGTTGAAAATGTAGCATATTATAGATTTGAAGGTGGTGGTGATGGCTCTTTAATAGATTATTTTGAAGGTATGAATTTAACACCTATGGCTGTACCAAGAATGGGACATCACTTTGTAAATGCTACTATGGCTGTTATGCCGGGACATTGGGCGCATCCTGCTTATCAAAACCTGTATCACAAACATAGAGCATGTAGGTCGGCTACTTTAGCAGTTAAAGAAAAATTACAGTATGAAGCAGGTGGTGCGTCTGTAGATGCAGACACTCATGCTGTATATGACCCGATGTTAGTATTTGGTGGTATGACCGCTACACCAAGTGGACCAAGTGATATACATGGCGGTGCGTTTACATTAATGTTTGAAACAAAAATAAAGCACGATGGTTACGGTATATTAGCAAGCGAAGGTGAAGCGGGTACTATCAATAAACAAGGTGGCCATACCATAGTATTGAGGGCGGGATATAGAAATACATTCAACAAACATTTCCCCGACCCTAGTAAAGTAGGTGCATATCAAATTATTATACAACCTAATGTATTTTCTAGTCAACTTGTTGGTTTTCATGAAAACGGTCCGAATAACGATTTACCCAATAGTAGTGTAATTAATTTAACAAGTCAGCAAACCGCATTAGTTGTAGGTATTCGTGAATTAGATACTGCAACAGGTGGTATGGCATTAGTACTCGCTAATGCTACTATGGCAGATGTAAGAGGTTGTGAGGTTATGATTAACGAAGTTATGTTAGACCACGACCCCGACCACGGTGGACAATTTACTAATATACCTAACTTAATGACTTACAATCCGTTTGGTGTTCAAGGTACAGAAACACCGGCTTTTACTCGTCAATCATTACCATATCATCCGCAAATGTTTGTACAATCTACACCGGGTATGACTACTAACATACCGTGGTGGTCTATCGTACATCCACAAAAACCAACAATAACTACGGGTAGCAATAGCGCAAAAGGATTTAGATTCTTAAGTCATCATAGATTAGATAACTATTATTTATTCATAAGAGCAAACACCGGAAGTATAGGGGCGCAACTTACTCTTGCAGGTTACCCAAGTACTTATCCTAATATGTACGACGAAGTATTACGAAGTGTAAGTTTAAATCCTAATTGTGTATTTATCAGTGAAAGTAGTAATGTTCTTACAGTTGATGATGCAAGTGATTTCCCGATAGAACCGATGTATGGTGAAATGATTTACTACATAGATGCAAACGGTGTAAGGCGAACCTCTAATTGGTCTACCCGTAGTGGCTTTGCCGCTTCACCATCAAATACTATCAATAGACATAAATTTATCAATCTATCAAGTCCACCTGCGGGATTCGTAAGTAATCTTCAAGCAAATGTCACAATACTGCGTCTAACTAAGCAAAACGATATAAGTAGAAATGCTGCTGAAATATTTACTGATTCCGAAAGAAGTATTATGACAAGAACACTTCCACAGACATTACAGGGTAGTAGAGATACTAACAGTTTACATTTACCCGATTCATTTATTTGCTCTTGGTCACCTTATTTGGGTATTAGTTTAACAGATTATGATTTTGAAAAATTAACACCTAACCACATGCCTACTACATTTGAAACCATACACTATCACGACAGTACATATTATGCGAGTCTTGGTCCATTTGCATTAGATATACAAACTCCAAAAATTATTACTTCACTTGCTACTAATAGATTAGTGCAATCTCATGGAACTAACACTATCACAACTAATAATACCGGTGCTAATCTTAGTAGTGGTGACAGAATATCAGTAGATGGTAGAATATATACAGTTCAATCGGATTCAAGTGGAGTCATAACTGTAAGAGAACAGACACCAAATGAGATTACTGTTAATTCAGCCGTTATGACCGGTGGTATAGGAGATGGTATGAATGGTACTCCGGGTAAAGATAATGCAGGTAATGCTTATCGTGACCAAGGTGGTTTTAGTTCTTATGATAATCCAACTATGTCAATTCAATTGTATAACTTTTGGCCTTGTGGTAGTAGAGGTGGACCAATAGTAAGTAGACTAGATGGATTTGGTTATGTATCTACAGGTTGGATGAAACCTACTTCCTATAATATAGATGATGCTGGTCCTATATGGCATGATGATGGTGATGATGGTTCTTATGATGTGAATGCGGGTGTGGATGAGAGAGAGTATGAAAACCGATTAGGTGGTTGGGCATCATACACAAGTGGTGATATGCCAAATACAAGACCAAGACCGTTTGGTTACCGATTTGGATTAAGACAACCGTACAATAAACCTCGATGGGCTTGGTATGGTATGAGAGCATACTTGGAAGATGTTATTTCTAGTGGTGCAGGAAGTGTTGATTACAAACACGGTCCTTTGATAGAAGGTAGACATCGTAGTAATACTTGGATATATGCCGGTGGTAAAAGTTCACCATCGGGTGGTAATTCTACCTTTGATACAACTTATGTAGGTATATTAGAAAGACAAACAAATTTTGCCGGTATGGAAAATATTTTAGGAGGTAATGTATTCAATAAGTACGGTAAAGTTACAAGATACTCCGATGGTATGCGTATGACAAGACCGTTTGGATGTCCTGTAAGAACTCTAAGAAACAACTCCGATTTATCTGCTAATACAGAAACTAATTTATTGTATAAACCACACATAAGAAGAGAGTGGTTAGGTGATGGTTATGGACACGGTATACTTGATGTAGCACTTGCGTCACAATATTATCTTATAGATTGGTGGGGTAATACTCGTGGTGAAGATGTTAGAAGAATGCCAGTTCGTGGATTTGGAATTAGTCCTGCTTGGTCATCAAAAGAAGCAAATATCGAGAATTTATATTCAAATAAATTTATCACCGGAAGTGCTACTAATCCGTACAATCCATTTTATATGGGACATACATTTTATAATTTTAAGAAAATAATACCTGCGAGTCATGGTGGTTTAGGTACTAAACTAGAATATCGGTTAGATGTTTCCGCTACTACAACCGATTTATGTAATGCCCCTTATGATGTAATACCTTCTCAAGTAGGTAGTTATAATGCAATAAATTCTAATATCAAAAATGAAATAGTTGATTTCTATTTCCCGGAACGACCAACAAGAGTTGGTGATGAAGGTAACGGAAGAGGTATTAGACCACCTACATCTTTTATCAATTATTTTTTCCGACCCTTAGATATTTTAGATGAATTACCTACACAAGTTGTTACGGGTAGAGTACCTACTACAAAAGGTGCGGTGCTTTCGCATAATACTGCTGAGCCAAATATTGGTAATGGGTACATAAGACCTAAAAATACAGTGTTAGATACAGATGAAGTACCAAGAGGTATAAGTGCTAGATTAAAAATAGATGACTATGGATTGTTGAAACCGGATGCAACTTTAAGCCATAGGCAATTAAGTCAAAAACCTAATACTGTATATTTGAATACTCCATATACAGATGTAGTTAGTAGAAGTAGTCCAAAGATAGGTTTAGATGTAGAGAACTTTGAAGGTATAGATAATAATGCTATGATTATAACTACTGAGGCGCATAGTTTACATACTAATTATCAAGTTGGACAAAGAGGTATATTACAAAATATTTACATTCAAACTCAACTTAACGAAATATCTACAAGTTACAAATCAGCAGGTGCTTTTAATTGGTATTTCAATAACGCTTCTATGTTTAAGAATCTTGGTGGCACTAATATATTAGAATTGAAAAACTATTCTGCACCTGTATCATTAGGTGATTGGGGTACACTACCAACAAGTGGTTTGGTTTTATGGTTAAGAGCCGATAGTTTACAATTAAATGATGGTGATAGTGTAGATACTTGGCACGACCAAAGCGGCGACGGTAGAAATTTTACTCAATCTACTGCTTCAAAGAAACCAACATTTGTAGCCTCCGATGCAACATTCAATAGTAAACCGTGTTTAAGTTTTGATGGTAGCGACCAACTATCCCTTGCTTTTGATACAAATTTAAACACTAATGAGTTTACTATTTTTATGGTTATGTCGGTGACTAATGATAATGACGGTTTCCATTTAGGATATGAAAGTAGAAGTTTTAATGCTAGTGATACACCCGAAAGAAGAGGATTTAATCTTTATGCTGATATGACAGGTGATGGTAGTTCTGCGGGTCATCAATGGGAATTTTGGGTGGGGGCTGATACAGGTTGGAGTGCGGCTAGGTCGGCAACAGGTAGTATAAGTCTTAATCAACCGGATTTAGTTACTATGTTTATAGACGGTGGTAATGGTGCAGGGGCAACCGTAACAGCCCAAACACTTAGAGTTGATGGAACAGTAGTGCAAACTTTAACACCTGCTTATTATAAAACACATGCCGGTTTGACTAATGGAGATGAGCCACAAAGTTTGGGTATACTACAAACAAGTTCTCATCCATTGATAGGTAAGATTGCAGAAGTTATACAATTTAATAGGCATCTTACAGATAATGAAATTTCACAATGGGAAAGTTATCTTTCTATAAAATACGGAATTACTATTCCTAACCAATATAAATCTCCAAATCCTTACTTTACAGGAACATACAATGCGGATGCAAACAAAACAGAAAGAGAAATATCATTGATGTTAAGACCTATTAAGAAAATAAATAGTTTAAGTGTGCAATTTTTTAATGCGATGAATTTACATTCCGGTAGTCCACAGTATGTAGCGAGTTATAGTAGCATGAGTATTCATCAACTTACCGTAGGTGGTAAGTACGGTATATTTGCTTATGATATGCCTAATGCTAGAGCATCCGCAGGTTTCTATCTAAGAGCAACTAACCCCGATACTAACCCACCTTATGCACCTATTTACAATAATACTCTAGCACATACTCAATTGGTACTAAAAGGAAACAATCCTACTTTATCGGATATAGATACAAAGGGTATTACATATACAGATACAGTAAGAAGAATACCCTCGATGAATAATACTGTAGGAAGGGTAGTAATTAGTGAAAATACATTACAACATTACAGGGCTGATGCAAGTAGAAAGAAAACTGTTAATGAAGATGGTACTAAAACTACAAGAAAAGATTTTACTGTACAACCAAGATTTAGTCAGTCCCTTCATCCTAAAGGACATAAGGGTGATGTGTCGTTTAATGATGGTGACCATACAGGTGACGGGAGTTGATTAAGTGGGTAGGTTAATTAAAAATATTTACGATGGGAGAACTGAAACTTTTTCCAATATTATGAAACATGTTCGTAAACCGGTGTTTGTAGATAACGCAGTTCATTTTACTAAAATAAATAAAAGTGAAAGTAATAATATATTATACAAAGCGGATAAATATTATCAAGAAATCCAAGTCATGCCCGATACTACATTTAGAATTGTAGAAGGGCAATCGTTTGTTGAACTATTATACAAAGGCGGAGATGGACATTCATCAACAGCAATTCCGTTCTTTAACGCTGAAATTATTTCATCAACTAATTTACCTTCTCTACTGTATAACGCTAACGCACAAAGTGAAAGACTTCTTCCTTCTACAGTAGATGGTAATAAAATCAATTTATCTAACATGAAAGACAAATCACTTTCCGATATAGGATTCAATAGTAACGAAGTTAGATTAGGCCAACCTATTGATGTTGGATTTAGAACTACTGATTTAGCAATAAAATTAGGTGAATCAATTACAAACAGTAGCCTCACAAGTTTTAACATATCTAAAACAAATAGTAAGAAAAGTGATGATAGAAAGCACTCTAATAGATTTGTAGCAAAAGATTTCAATAAAATAAATATTATGTCAGCGTTAAGATTCCTTGGTAGGCATGATACAAGAATGGTTATGTTAGATAGATTTGGTAATATGATTTATGTGCCAATAAGTTTTAGCGAGTCCAATATTTATGTAGACCCTAATATGAAAACTGGCTCTCAATCTAGTGACAAAGTAGCAAACATACCTAACAGAATTACAATTCAAGGTAAACCCCTTGCTTTGAATGATTCTGTAATTGTAACACTGGATGATACTGATAGACAAAGCGGAGTAAACGGTGAGGTAATAGAAGGTCAACCAATTTTTGATGCAACAGTAAACACTACTATGGCCGCTAGAAGAGTTGGTAGGCAAATACTTCGTGCTAATTCTTTGGAAAGCGGCTCAGTAACGAGTCAAGGTCATGTTAATTTAAATGATTTAAGACCCGGTATGGCAATTGATTATGGTGGCACTCAACATGTAGTTACTGAGGTAGTGCATCATCCTTTGAGTAGGAGTGCTGATTTAGTTCTTTTGACAATTGATACCGGACTAGAGGGGGTATTACAAGGCATAAACGAAGGAATTAGTATGGAGAGTAATGAAACTAATCCGAATTCTTTTATTCAAAACTTAAAAGAAAATATTACTATGTTCGGAAGAATACAAATAAAAACCGTTGTAAGAGTTAGTCAAAGATTAGTATCTACAACTGCTTTCCTTATAGGTGGTGTTAAAGGTAACAACACAAGAGGCCAAATAGGGAAGAGTGGTTTACCTATTGGTATGAATAAAACACAAGAAATAGAAGGTGATTATAATGCCCGTATCAACTAGAATAAAGTCTACATTACTAAATACATTACAATCGTCAATTAATACATTAGTATTAGGATTTGATGGAACACCTGCTACTAATGATGATGGAGGTGTAGGAAGACCTGCTATTACTTTAACACCTATAGTTACTATAGTAGATGATACTACTTTACTAGTAGAGGCAAGTTTACCTATTGCAAATTCATTTACAGATACAATAAAAGAAGTAGTCTTACTAAGTAAAGATTCAAACGGTGTATTCTCTTGTATAGCAAGATACAACACAAGACCAATAATTAAAACGACACAAAACGAAGTTAAAATAGAGATAAGTTTAGAGGTGATATAATGACAGGAAATCCATTATCGGGGCATACAAATCATAACATGACGCTTAGCGGAACAGCGCAACCGGTAGATGGTTTAGCAGATGGTGACCATATCACTTCACCAACACTAACTAATCTACTTGAAGGGGTACACGGAAACGGTATCATATTAGAAGAAGATACGGCTAAAGCGGCAAGTAATAGACTACAACCGGAGAATCTACCCGGTATCTGTGAAAGAACTGGTAATAATACATTCACTGTAACAGGTGGTCACGCTGTATTAGATGGTTTAGTTTATTCATTTGCCGGTGGTGTGGGTAGTAGTGCTACATACACTATTACTCAAGCAAACACAGAAGGTAGTAATACAGCACTAACTACTGGTCAAGAAGCATTAGTTACTGTGTATCTATGTGCCAATTCCGGTACCAATCATGTAAAGATGGAGATGGGGACAGCAAGTACGGTAAGTACTAACTTATACCCTGTAACACCTCATGCCTTCTTGAATGCCCCATCCGGTTCTACTAATGACCACAGTGTAGTCTTATGTGTTTTAAGAGTGATATACAATAGTAGTGGTGGAGATTTAAATGTTAACATAACTGAGGTAAATGATAAAAGAATATTTGTTAGACCTTCGCCAATTTATTTTACACCCGTTGTAATAGGTGCAGTTGGTGCTACTGATGCAATAGACACACATACAGAATTAGACGCTTTCCATACTGGAATAGGTGCGGGTAACTTCTCAGCAACTAGATTAGGTGGGTTATGGATGGGGTATGGCGCACAAATAGGAAGCACTACAGCAGGTGACTTTAATAAAAATGTACTTTATTTTAGTGCAACAGATGCCGCAAGATACACTCGTTCTGTATTTGATAGGGTATTAACTACTGCTCAAACATCTTTAACAATTAATGCTAGTAGTGCTAATATACTCATTTTAGCCACAAGAAGTGGAACATGTGCTGTATCAACTTCGGGTGCATTCCCTGCGGGTTATGTAGTTGAGATAAAGAATCAAGATACAGGCGACACTGCTACATTCGCAGGTGCTACTATAGCCGCAAGTGGATACGGTAGATTCGTGTGTACTGTAGGTGGAAATAGCCCAACATTCGTAAGACTGATATGATTACTTCATGGCCGAGTCTTGCCAAAAGTGACCGCACTTACGACACTGTAGTAGAGTGATTCTCTTCCTATCATCATCAAGATAACGAGCCGATAATCTTCGTGCGATATGCCTGTGGCTACAGGCTCTACACTTGACCTTTAACCTATCAAGTAGACGACCCATACAATCAACTATCAATGAATATAGTATTACAGGAAAGGCAACGATTACCAATACCTACATATTTACCTTTTGATTTTTCGTAGACTCTTTTCATTTTAATTTTACATCTGTAACAGACAGACGATTTTTTTCTGCCTTTACCGGACATGGTAATCACTCTAATGGCCTTCTTGCTACTATGTCATCTATTCTTAGAATAGAGTTAGTGACTTCACTTGCACTTAGAACTGCTTGACGGACAAGTTCAGTAGGCTCAAAGACACCCTTTGATGATAAGTCTACTACACCACCTTCTTCTACATCCGGCCCATAATCAGTATTACCACGCAGTATCTCATGTCGCATAGCGAGTATGGTATCTAGTGGGTCATGTCCGGCATTCTCCGATATAGTAGCAGGGATTACCTCAAGAGCATCAGCGAAGGCTTCTATTGCCATCTGCGCTCTACCCCCTATTTGAGCCGCATGTTGTCGCAAATGTGCCGCCATACGAGCGTATGCGATACCACCGCCCACTACAAAGTTGTTATTCTTTAACACTAAAGATACTACACCAAGCGCATCATCGAATCCTCTTTCTACTTCATCAAGTGTATGACTTGTTGCACCACGAAGAACTAATGACGCTTCACTATGTTTGTTATCACTAGATACAAACAGATACCAAACATCATTATGTTTCTGCCTTGATACAGTCGCTTTACTTGCCGACTCTACTTCTTCGGGTGTTTGACATACTACACTATCAGTAACCTTCGATAGTGCCTTTAGAGTAGATTCCGGTGTATGTCTAACTACCATAATATTATTCTTCTTAAGATAAGCACATACATGGTCATTGACCTTATCACGAACAAACACTACACCACCGTTAGGTAATACATCTACTATGTTCTTCGCAAGAGAAATAAGATTTGTTTTACCGGATGCCTTGTAAGTTTGATATGACTTAGCATCAAGTTGTACCTGTACATTGTCATCACTCTTTTCATTTTCAAGTCCTGTGTTAATTAGTAGTACATCTGTATAATCATCTTCACCATCTAACACATAGTCCTTATTGACAATAACACCCTCATACAGATATGAGTCCTCTAATGAACCTCCGGGGAAAGATACTACCTTTACGCTTTCAGCATCACCGGCAGTTTCTACTGCTGATACACATAATTCAGCCACAGTATCTATTGCATTTTCTAATGTCTTACCTGTGATAGCGGTCTTTGCTACTGAAACTAATACATCTCTTTTCTTGCTTGATTGAGAAATTTCAGTCTTAAGATAATTTACGGCCATTTGAGTTGCTTCGTGATAACCACGACATATTACATTTGGATGTAACCCACGCTCAAACAATGCTTCACTGTTAGCCAATAATTGACCGGCTAATATGACTGTACTTGTAGTACCATCATAACACAAACTCTCTTGTGTCTTTGCCACTTCTACAATCATTTTACCACCGGGATGAGATACATCAAGTTCACGCAAGATGGTTGCCCCATCGTTAGTTACAATGACATTACCACCACCGTCTAACATTAGTTTGTCCATACCCATAGGACCGAGTGTGGATTTTACCGTTTCCGATACAATCTTTGCCGCCCTTATATTGTGTATTTGTGCTTTACTTTTACCGTTATCTATTTCTGCCATTACCAATCAACCTCTATTTTATTTATCTCGCCTGTTTCTAAGTTTCTCGAATTTACATAACCTTCGCTTTTACCAAAATTATACAAATCGAATGTAAGTTGTGCGTCACTCAAACAATATTTCGCAACATCGTCGTATTGTCCTGCTCTCCATGCTATAGGTGCATCCTCACTGTTCATTAACTTGTTGTCCTCTAAAGTGGTCTTTATCAATATTCCTAAAGATGTATCTACTTTACCAATAGTTGCCGCCGCCCTTTGTACTAGATGCTTAGTATCAATAATACTTTCACTCTTACCTAACAAGTCACCGGCTGTCCAACAATCTAATGCATCCCTAAGTACAGGCAAATCAAATCCTTTTATGTTATGACCTATGATTTTACCACCCTTCTCTACATGGTCTGCTAAATCTTCTCCAAGTGTGCGGGGATGTAATGCCTTTACTGTAGCATCTACATCTAAACTTTTGTTGCAATATATAGTACCTACATCGCCATCCCAAGTAGCAACTACTGAGGGGTCAAAGGAAGCAGTTTTATCCCAACCACCTATCTCCCAAGAGAAGTTACTCGTTTCAATATCTAATGCTAAAATGTCACTCATTGGTACTCGCACCCTTTCTACGAAGATAAACTCTTTGACCCGACTTTTTACGATTAAACAACTTACTTGCATAATCTTTGAAGTGCCTATTGACCGTTGCTTTTGAAACTCCTACATTAGACATATACACTTGATGTAAGGAGGCTTGTCGTTTCCAATCACCACCAACACCATCTAAATCATAACTCATACAGTCATTGTATGCCTTAAGCATATCCTCATGGATTTTGTTTTCCTTACCTTTGTTACCACCAATTTCTACTGAATCTTCTAACCAAGATATTAGATTTTTAAATAAGTCTATCAATATATCAAATGCCATATCAACATGTTTAGCGGTTATCTTCCATTTTTGGTCTAATACAGCCATGTGTAAAGATATGATACCAAGATAATTTTCTACCGCCGGAGTGAAAGATGCTACAATCTCGGACATACTCGCTGACATGTTTCTAAGTAAATCGAATATTTCATCGGATGCTTGATAGAGAGCAGTTTGATAATCATCATCAGCAGTAAACATATCCCACATATACTCTTGTGCTTTTTCTTCTTGCTCATCACGACTCATTTCATCCCATACTGTAAATGATATTTCTGCGAGATTAAGTAATCTATCTCTTACTCTCTTTTCTGTATTTTTAAAATAATCATAGATGTCATCTTTAGTCAAATCTGTTTGAACAGGCTTCTTCCAAAAGGTTCCAAGTCTAGTATTACTTACATCTTGCCTCATATCCATATCCCAATGTGACCAGTAAAGTAATACACGCTGAAAGATACCTTTAGTGAGTACATATTCTTTAACACCTTTTGGCGGGTAAGTAGTAATCCAAAGTGAAACTAAAGATTCACATCTAATTATATCTCCCTTCATAGGTTTAGTTAATACATTCCCACCACTACCTACTGCGTTACATGCGGTTTGAAGGTAAAGTACTGTTTCTTGAGAATGTTTACCGGGGTTAAGAATAATTGAACCTTCATCTACATTCAATCCCTTTCGCCCTTCAAGTAAACCTTTGACTTTTTCAGTTTCACCTGTAGGTTTGTTCTTCTCATCAAGTATGGGTTTGTTAGAGCCTATCAACCCCGCATCTGTGCCTGTAGAATAAAATTCATAGTCTAGGTCAGCATTCTTCATTACATCCCCAATAAAGTTCCATGCAACAGATTTACCTGTCCTTGAAGGTTGAATCCAAAATACATGCACTCTAGGGTCAAGGTGTGAATCTCCCGTAGGTATTCTTACATACGGTAGTAATGCTTGACCTTGGATGTAGAAAAAGGAAAGTAGACCCGGTATTTCATTCTTCATTGAAGTTAGAGAAAAGTGGTGTAAGTATGCTTCTAGTGTTTCAAACTTTTTTATCGCTTGGTAATTTTTATAATTCATTCTATCATCTTCCATTTCTTAATTGGTTTATATATCATTTACTTCGCCTTACCTTCCTTTCCTGTCGAACTTCTTCTTCACTTGTTAATACTTTAATAATTAAATTTCTTCTCACTTCGCCAAGTCCTTTTATTTGTTTCAGTGAATCGGGAAAGCACATCTCTTCTATGCTACCGCATTTCTCAAGTAATCTTTCTGCTAACTCACGCCCTACACCCGGTATAGTCATTACTACATCCAATCGCAAGTCGTTACTACCCACTCTACGAATAGTATGCGCCCCATGTCTACTAGCGGGTTTGTGAAGTTTATCATGTAACTTTACTACAAACTGTGCCGCTTCACTTATTGTATTAGTATAGAATACTTGACAATCAAAATCAGCCATGATTCTAGCCATAAAACCGGTGAATGTTTCTTGTAGTTGTGATATAGGAATGTTAGCGTTAAATCGTTCTCGTATAAATTTAGCATGCTTAGATATTTCACCATGAACTACTATGAAGAATCTTTCATAATTAGCATCCATGTTATCTAACTGTCTTTGAAGATGACCACTAAACATTGATTGATAGAAATCTGTTACACTTTTAGCCTCTACTAATGCACCACCGAGTTTGTAGTCACCTACAACTAACGGTTGTCTTATCACTGTCATACCTGCGCTCTTAGCCCGTCTTTCAACAGCCTCACAGAACATTCCTCTTTCGTTACTATCTATGATTAAATCAATTTTCACCATTACTTTCACCTTGTTTTTTATGCATTGTACAATAATCCGTATCAATTGCTACTTGTTTACATCTTTTCTTTGTTGACTTACTGATTGCCTTACAGAAGAACTCTTCCGGTAACTTATCTTTATCATCATAACATGTTTTACAAACCATAGTTTTACCCGAAAAGTTATTTCTCGATAATCCTTTTCCACATACTCTACATTTATGAGCATGTATTGTGTGTTTCTTTTCAAAATATTTATCAAATATATTACTCATTTTTATTCACTCCAATCCCCACTTCCATCATAGAATTTGCATTTACCAATACAAAATCCTTCATCATAAAGCGTAGTACATGTAGCGTGGGGGTAACCCGCCATGACTATACTTGTAACTTGATGCTCAGTTACATCTTTATTGTAATCAACCCAATTCTGCCCTCCGCAAAATTTAGAAATTATACTCGCATGTTTCTTCTTTTCTTCATTTGAAATTTTCCAAGCAGGAAAGAACATACGAAATCTGTCTGCTAAGTATGATGCTAAATGAAATCTAGCACGATGAGTAGGATTACCACCACCTAATGCGGCTTGAGATAAGCAAGGAAGAATTACTATGTCATCTAAGTATACCGTTGGTATTTCAATAGGCTTAACATCATTCATAGTCATTAATCTACTTTGTATTACTTTAAATTCTAATTTATTTTGTCCTAGCGGTTTGTAACCGGATTGACTCTCTTGTGCCATATCCATGTAATAATCAAAATTACCATTGAGAACATCATCACTACTCAAAGGAATAGACCAACATTCTCTTCTTGCGTTGTATGAGTTAGGTATACGAATCATACCACTAGTATCGAATGCTACTGTAGGGTCATTACATCGTAACACACCTATTTTCTTTTCCCATGAGTTGATAAGAACTCTACCGGAATGTTTTACTCTTGATAATTCATTACCGTTCTTAGGACTTATAGTTTCATTGAGTGGTATCCATACATGGAAGCCACCACCACTAAACCAAATGAAATGTAATGTATCTTCTTTTAACAGTAACTTATGTAACTTCTTTACTTCTTCATGTGGTTTTTCAAACTCAACATCTTCACCACCACTTTTGAAATCTTTACAGTCAAAGTCCATAACAAAGTGATGTATTAACGGGGTGTTATAATCTACCCTGTGATGCTTTGGTGCTTTAGTTTCAGTGTAACCATAAGCCGTAAAATACACATTACCGCTACCGTTTTTACCTCGCCAATATTTTTCTAAATCATCAGCGTTGTGAACTATTCTACGCCAACCTCTAGCACCACTACTTGGTAATTCTAGGACTTCACGAGGGAAGTCTATTGGCACAAAAGCGATGGAATCACCTCATTGAGTTAATCTTCTTATCTATTTCTTCTTTCAATTCTTTATATGTTTTAACAATATTCTCAGTGTTAAATAAAGTAGGATGAATGTCAAAGATAATCTCTATAGGGTGTATTACTACCACGGATTCATCTATATCCATTCCAAATTCATCAAGGGTTGTTTGGCGCATAGTCCTCACTTTCCAAGATATATTTCTTAGTCCTCTCGATAGGTTTACTTTAACACTTAGATTAAGTTCCCCTACATAATCATTCAATACTGCTTCCATCAATAATATATTTGCATTCATTTTCATACCTCTATTTTGTCTAATACTTCATCCGTTAGTGACCAAAACTCACAATGTTCTTGATAACCACACCAATTACATTTTAAGTTCTGTTGTTCTAATGGAATACCTTCTTTCAATCTACCCAAGAAAGGAGTTGGTGGAAACTCCATATCTATGTGGGCTTTCAATAATTTAACTAAATCTTTTTCTGTTGCACCAACTTTTCTAACATCTTCATAATAGATAGTCGGTCCGACACCACCGTTAATACCGCCACCGGGAAATTCCCATCCCCAATGTGTAATAGGAAGAAACTCTTGATGAGGGCTATGGTCTAACATCATCTTGTAAAATGCCATTTCTTTTCTCATTGAATTAACTTTATACTTATTGTATTTACCTGTCTTTAACTCCATGAGTGCAAAACCACCCTCACCAGTAGCGAAAAGAGAATCTATAAATCCATTCATGTGAATTGGTATCTGCTCACCTTCTACTGTTACAAAGCGAGTAGACTGTATGTTGGCTTCTATACCAACAGGTCGCCAATACCTTCCGTCAGTGCTTTTCAATCGTAAGAACTGCCAACGCAACCATTGTTCTATTTGCTCGTCTTCACCGAACTCATAAGGTGATGGAGGGGCAGGGACAGAACTGAAAAATAACTTCATCGCTTCTCTTTCTTGCCCTTCATGAATTAAATTTAACACTGAATCTTCTTGTTCTCTAGTGAAGTTAGCCCAAAACCATTCCATCATATCGTGTACATTGAGTCCCCTTATGTGATGGTCTACTGTTTCTCCACGCAAACCCTTGAACTTCTCAAGGTAGTATTGTTGTGGACACCAACCGAATGTACCAATGCTTGACTTAGTTACTCTTAGAATAGAGCCATCTTGTAAACTTGGATTCCATGCGTATGTACTACGCTTGTAGGATTCAGCCTCAAGTTCATTACCTGTTTCTTCTAGGTAATCTTCTATCTTAGGGCGAGGACTATCATCACCATTGGGATTATATCTCATTCTAACATTCCTCTTATTATATCAATCAAGATTCTAATTATCATTCATTCAACTCCTGTAGTAAATCTATAATCTCTTTTCTATTAGCGTACTTTTTGTAATCTTGAATAAGACGCTCAACATATACTGCCGCATCCATCAACTCTTCTTGTAGATGCGTAAGCCATTCTACAATGTTCAAGTCAGTTCTTTCCATAGTCACACCATACTTGACTTTACCTACTTCGGCTCTTTGTTGTATCTTCTTACAAACTTCATCTTCATGTTTACTCATCTTATCACCTCAATCAATTAAATCTAAAAATAATTTAGCCTCAACCCTTGCTTCTTCTGCACATCTTTTACAGTTATTTTTACCTTCAAATTCGGGTCTACATCTTAACGGAGTTTTACACTTCATATTATCACCAGTACTTCTTAGGTATCCGCCTTTCGGTTAATCTATTTAAATCCCAATCAAGGGTTTCATACACAAGTTTCAGTTTCTTAGTAATTGACTTGTCTACGATAGTACTCCAATCTATTTCATAACCTTCGAGTTGAGATACATCATCATAGGCTATTACATTACATGGTGGTTGTCCTTCCGGTACACCATCTATGTGTACCCACTTGATACCCTCACCCTTACCATAATCAGTATTAAGGTGAGTATTAGAATACATAGCCGCCTTAGCGGTCATAGGTGTGTGACTTGGATGGTAGTCGTCTAAATGTTTAGACAATCGCCCGTAAGCACTTACATCTTCAATAGAAACTTCTCCATTGTATACTGATTTTACTATAGGTCTTACTTTTTCCCATACATCATCTTCATCTTTACCAGTAGCAATAATATTGAATGCTTCCTTGAGAACTCTCCTACATATAGGTGATGAACTCGATGCAATAATTGAGAAGCCTGTCACCTTCAATTGACCTGCTTCTTCTTTAGGCCATACTTTAACTCCAAAGTTTCTGTTCTTTACAGAAGCAGTAAGCCAATAGTCGAAGTAAGCCTCAAGTTCAACATCAAGATGTTTCAAGTTCATTTCAGTTTGTGCTATATCAGTTAGATAGTTAGCAATCTCTTCTGCTTTATCGAATGGGACTTTGATGTATGCTGAATCAGTATGACCTGCTAAGGGTATGTAACCTCTTTCTGCACTCTTCTCAGTAAGCATGGTAATAGATTCTCTACCTAAGTAAGTAATACACTGAGCAATAGGGTAACTACTCCATTGACCCGCTACTACTTTACTTCCTGTCATACCATAAATTGCATTGACCGCAACCTTCACAGCCATTTGTAGCATGTTGTATCCTAATTTAGTATCAGCATCATCAGCCTCACGCATGAGGGATTTGTACTTCTTTCGTAAGTCTAACATATCCTTTACTACAGAAGGTAACAATCCCATTTCATCCTGTTTCCAGTGGAAAGTACCCCCTGTACCGGGGATTGGGTTGCCTGTTTTATCATCATACTTTGGTGGTACTTTAATAGTTAAAATATTCTCGCCCGGCGAATCTGTTAATGTTGTATAACAAAGATTGGCGGAGAGTATAATATTAGGATATAGAGAAGCAAAGTCTACCAATGCTACTCCTTCATGTCTACCCGCTACAGGAGGCATAACCCATGCGGCTTGTAGTTCGGGTCTTTGTTCCTTGTAAGATGATGGGGCTTTCAAATCTGTACGCCTACCCATCAGTCCTCTAAAGTATCGAGTGACTTTGTGAGTACTACCGAATGATACTCCGGCTAATTGTTGCATGGCTATGTGATATGAAATACAATTAAGTTTCTCATCACAGTCACGAAGTAGTGTAGTATCTACTAGACAGTAATCTACGAAGTCATCATAGTATTCTTTCCAACCATTAAAAACATCCATACCTTCTATGTCATTTGTAAGTTTACCACCGAAACCAAGTTCAGTAGCGAACCAATCTAATTTACGGGATTGAGCCTGTCCTCTACCGGACTTCTGCCATATACCCTCAAAACCACTACCGTCTGTCCACTGTGCCGCAGTATCGAATATCAGTCTACCCTTGATAGGTTGTGCCGTAGTTCTGTAAGCACCAGTCTTTTTGCTAGGTGCTATCAGTCTTTTGACAGGCGACAGTCTTTCTCTTAGTTCCCCTAACTGATGGTAAAGATGAGGTAAGTCAGCCCAAGCAATAGCGTGTGCTACTAACATATCGGGATTACATTCATCAAGATAGTCAAGAAAACCCTCATGCATCTTGTGCATGTTAGGATAAGTCCTAAGTTCGTATCCTTCGTACCTATCAATCCATTCAGTCTTAGTAATAGTATCACGAATAGATTCTTCACTCCATGCAAACACAACAGGGTGTTCACTAAAATTATCCGATACAGCCATGACTGTAGTATATGGGTCAGTTTCATCTGCATTCCATTCAAGGTCAAAGTACCATATACGAGGTTTAAACTCCGGTAACTTATCGGGATAATTAGTAAGTAGGATTTGGTCTAAATAATTAACATCAGCCTCGTAAGTCCACTTAGGGCATTTGTCTTTTATCTCCCAAAGCGTGTTAGGGTGTTGTACTGTTACTTTTACAAGGTCTTTACCATCAATACTTTTAGCCTTAATATTATTATGAATCTTAGCATGGTGACCCTTCAATCTATTCATCACCCATTTAGGTGCATCTTCTGCTACCCAACAATGGGGTACAACATAGTCATCATCCCCTTCCATGATGTACCTTTCATGTAGTACACCATCAACCCCACGAGTACGCTCATAGATTACAGGCGGCTCATAAGGGTCATCGGTAAACCAATCAATAATCATCAGTCATCACTCTCATCTACAATCATAAGTAAAGTATTAGTCTGCTCAAATATAACACAGGTGCTTTTACCAAGATGCATACGAGCATCTTCATCATCAAGGAATTGTAAACACATAGGTAGTTTTTCACTGAAATTAGATTCTACTGTAGCCGCAGGACCATCACTATCCCACACAGGGAGTGTAGTAAACAAACGACCACTCACAGCCTTACCTGCTACTATACCCATCTCATTCTCACCACAATGTATGCGTAGTTTGAATTGTGTATCTTTCGATACCAAACCTCTCATACCGGCAAGAGATGTCAAATCCTTAGTGGCAACAGAAGCGTGTGTACTGAGTGAAGCGTGACCGAAACTAGACCATCCTGCTTCTTGTGATTCCTTGATTAGTTTTCTAATTACTACAGTCTTTGTCGCTGACTCTATATCATCTGTACTTGGTAGTTGTAGTTTATTCCCACCACCTTCAAGGTACAACGGTTTAGTTTCTTGAGTTTGCCTCAATGTGATTTCATCTTGATTACTTGACTTTAAGAATAAAAGTACTTTCTCTAAGTCAGCAATATGTAATGTTCCTTCTTCGTTGACATCAGTTACGAACTGCTTCCTCAAGTAGTACCAAGCGTATGCTACCTCTACAGTGAGGCGGCCACCGGCACAGTTGATTCGTAAGTCCGGTACACCTTTACCGAATGATGTAAGGAATGACATGAACTCTTTTCTTTTAACTGTTATTTTTGTCATCTAACTCCCTCCAAAAGTATGTTGTTTTACGGTCTTTATTCCTCATGTGTGGTAATGCTAAAGGATGTCTTTCTCTACGGACTTCACTTGAATAATTTTCACTTCTCAAATATCTATTTAATTCAGCCCTTGTTGGTATATATCTACTAGCACTAGAATTTTTAGTTTCATATAACTCATCTATAATCTGTGTTAAGTTACGCATTTCACCATCAGCCATTATATTAGTTATGTACTTCTTTGCTACACCACTCATTGATTTAACATGTGCCATTATATCACCTTGTGAAGTGGGGAAGTGTGGGAAGAACAAACGAAAAAAACTTCCTCGTGGTCGAATGAAACACCTTTACACTTATTACTCACTAAACCCACCTCAAAAGAGTATCATAGAGTACCGTCGTAGAGGTCGGGTAGACCGTACCACTTCGGTTCTTCTCCTGTAGTAGTTACCATAACTGTCTTAGTTTGATTAACAAGGGATGGATTAGTTTTACACTTAGTATATGTAGCGGTATATGTAGTAGATACTAATTCATCCTCATCGTTATACTCATTAGTAGCATCCATACGAATCAGTGTAGGTAAGTAGTTGTTAGTCTTTTTCTCCCACTCCGGTTGCCATACAACAGGCGCATCGTCTTTGTAAGAGAAGTTAGTTGAACGCATGTGAGTTTCCCAATAGACACGAACACCGAGTCTAACTAAATCACGACTTAATTTTGTTAGTTGGTGAAACCGAGTATTACGGATAGCCCAATCGGACTGTCGCTCTACACGCTTTGCTTCACCTGCACCACGATTGTCTGCCGCATCAATACCATCCTTAGCCAATCCTAAGTCAATGATACGCATGTTGTTGGTACATATCTCAAGCCATGAATCAAGTCCACTTACAAGTACGCCCCATACCGGAACGCCCTTTTCTACTTCGCTGATGATGTATTTCATGATGTCCATAACACGCTGATGTGTACCGGGATAATCGTATGCTGTCCTGTCTTTACTACCCATCTTCCATGGATTCCATGAAACAACATTAGGGTTGTCGTAGATAGCGGAGTTCAACATACCTACACCGTTATCAAAATCTACTGCATGTAACACTGAATTATCTATTTTAGTTTCATCTTTATCAAATGCATCAAGTACAATCGCTGACTTACCTGTACCATCGAAACCAAAGATACCTGCAAAACTATGAGTCTTAATTATGTGACTCATAGATTCTTGCTCGGCTCTTAATGATGCATACGGGTCGTTGTTGGGCTTCTGCACCCCAACCTCATCTACGACCTTTTCAATCTCTTGCTGTAATTTTACTGTCTGTCCAAACCCTGCCATCTAATCACCTCACTCGAATTGACCTACGCCTGTATTCCCACCGCTTGCTCTCTTTCGGCATCTGCGTGGGTGACCATAGATACCCATGACTGTAATCTTAGGACTTAGTAAGCCATCACGGTCTTTCATACCTAGACGACCAAAGACAAACACTGTAGAGTTTTCAGCATAGTCAAACGCTTGCTCTCCCCAATGTGCTTGGAATGGATTAGACATGATACCAACTGCACCGGGAATCCAACAGTCTACATCACCGTTCATGCTACTGAGTGACATGAAGTAATTGTGTCCTTCCGGGTCATACTCACTATCTCTAGGTTCAGTGTTCATGCTGTTGATTGTACCCTTTGTTATGATAAGTGGCCCGTATGTAACGCTTCTTCCACCGATAGTTGTCTTCTCTTTCTTACTTTCAAAGACATCTTCGATGTCATCAACTCTTACATACATGTCATGGAACTCTTCATTAGTCCAGTAGTTTACAGGTTGAAGTAATGGTCTAAGTTCTTCCGGCACGAATTCATCCGAATAATTAATTTCAAAGTTAGAGTATGTACCCAAGACTGTTTTGAAGAAATCCTTAGCATCTTCTCTTGGAGGTATTACCGGTATCTTACACGGTCTACCAATGTCTAAGTGCATAGTATTGTTATCATCAGTTAAGTCTACCTTCCATACCTCTATGTTACTGTTCTTTACGAAGTCACCTTCTTCGCCACCCAAGAAGTAGGCATATCTACCCATTCTTGTTGGTGGTGACGGCATACCTTTACGAGTAAGTAAACATACATATTCATCGCCAACTTTGATACCATGTTGTGGTTCATTTTCTGCTGACTCATCAAGTGGTTGTAGTCCTTCTTTGTTACGCACTGACCATAGGCCACCGTCTTTTTCGTATACACCTAGTCTACCTGTACCAATTGCTTCGGCACGATTTGATTTGAATAATTTCACATTAGCATTTACAATATTTGTAAGCCTGTCTTTTGTTCTATCAGCCACACCTATGAAACAACCTACCCATGTAGATGTTCCCGATGTGCTTGCTGTCTGCTTTCTTGTTTGAACGAAAACTTGTTCTGCCCAATCAATAAGAATGTCTTCATCCTCTTGTTTCCAGTCTTCTACACCGTATTCATTTTTGATGTAATCAAGATACATCTGCTTAATATCTTCGATATTTTTACCAGTTCTATCAGCGTATGCAACCATTCTTTGGGCGACAGGTACAGGGAAACCACCCTGCGATGTCGTATCATCACTATTCTTTTCTTCGTCTATGTATTCATCTTCTTCTTTCCAACTCATTTCATTTCACCTATTTGTTTCTTTAGTCTTGCCACCAACACATCCACGAAAGCATTGTCAGTTCCCGGCCACTCATGTACTTTCTCCATCATGTCGCCCCAAACGGACATGATAGCGAATACAGTGTCCGAGTCCTTGTCAAAGTACCCTCTAATGTATTGGTGAAATTTATTCATAAAGTAAACACGGCTACCTGCGGTTTCCATGTTCTCGTTAAGTTTCTCTCTAAGAGAATTGTAATCATCATGTAACTTGAAATCATCCCACCATGCCTCGGTGGTTTTGATAAAAGATAACTCTTGATTTTTTGGTCTACTCTCAAGATAGTTTACAGCCGCCCTCAAGTCACCATTGAAATGCTCTACTACATCTTCATAGGCTTGTTCCCATACAACAGGTGCGCCGCATGATTCTGTCGCTCTTAGAAGATGTCTAGCACCTTCCTTTGGAGTAACAGGGGTAAACTGATATATCTTACATCTGCTTTTTATAGCAGGTTTAATTTTTTCGGGATAGTTTGCTGTCAAAACAAACAATACCTTGTGTGCATACTTCTCCATAATACCCCTTAGAGCATCTTGACTTTGGTGGGTGAGTCCATCAGCCTCATCTAAGACTACTATCTTTCGTGCCGCATTGATACCACTAAGCCGACAGAATTGTTTAATCTCCTGTCGGACATGCCCAATACCCCTATCGTCACTAGCATTAGTCCACAGAACATTCATATCGTTATTCCATTGACCTAGCATAGTGTGTGTTATCGCATTGGCCGCACTAGATTTACCTGTACCCGGAGGACCAAGTATCAGTATGGCTGATGGGTACTCACCCGTTTTTTCCCATTCTTGGAAATCTTTGACAAAGACATTGTTACCTACTATCTCTACCGGTTTGGTAGGTCGCAGTAATTCGTTCCAATTCATCTTCATCAACCTTCATTTCTTAATTGGTTTATATATCATTTTCAATATCATCCCATTTTTTGACCCAATCATGAAACACATTTGTAGGTGTAGAAGGGTTTGCTCTAGGTATAGGATTATCAATTACCCACAACATACGGTTGTACCCTTTCTTATCGTGTAACAATTCAGCGTATGGTTCTATTACACTCAACCATTTGAGTATATCTGCATTATTTTTGGTACGATATTTAAGTGTTAAATTATTTTCATCGCACCATAGTTTTACAACCGCCTTTGTATTATCATCTTGAATGTCTAACTGTATGTACTTGTCAACTCTAAACCCGAATCCGAAGTGTACCTTTGATACTGATACTGAGAAGCGTATCTTAGAAAGTAAAATACCTAGTCCTATGTTCTTTAGTGTATCACTCATTGTCTACACCTACCATAGATATGTAAGTAGTATACTCATCAATCTCATTGATGGATGCGTCATCTAGTGTAGTAATATAACGCCACCCCCACCCATCTTCTGCTCGCCATGAGTACGCCACTTCGATAACTACAAACGGAATATCATGATTAGTGTGTGAATTCTGTACAGGAACTTTGTTTCTTTTCAACGCACTCTCTAACTCAAACGGTAGATTCTCTACCATCATCTTGTCTACATCTATAACATCTATACCATCTTTAACACCTAAAATAAATTCATACCCTGTAGATTTTATCTGTCTTACAGATAAGGCTTGAACAACTAAAGCGTTAGTACCTTTAGTGTATAAATGATAATCATTATCATTAAGGATTAAGAAACCACCCTTTGGGTAATTGTAAAGAATCTTGTTGGCCTCATGCCATGAAATATTCATAGGCTCTTTGTAATTTGAAAATGGTACATCCTGTTCTGTTGAGTGTAATCTTGTCGTACCTAATACATCCACCCAACACCAACAAGTATCAATCCCCTGTACTTGTGGTGTGTACTCTCGATTTATCTCACCGTTTCTATTTCTTGCGACACCGTTCTCTAAGAACATCAGCGTACCACAGTCGTTGACAAACCAATACTTGTCGGGTATGTCAATACCATTCCATGCTTGTAGTCGTTTGAATTCTGTGGCAGGTCGCTCTACTTCTTGCTTAACTCTTAATCCGAATATAACATCTAACATCTCGAATGTACCAATAAGGTCATCATTAATTTTAGAATTAATTTTAGCCCACTTTCTCATTCGGTATCTTAGTGAACGCCAACGCTCACTCAAAGCCCACCGCCAAACAAATTCGGCCTCGGTAATATCCATAGTGTGACAAAATGGTATTATCCATTCTTCATCACTTGTCACTGATTGAATTATACTCTTAATTTCTTTTAGTTTTAATTTACTTGTTTTGCTATCGGAAGATTCCATAATCAGTACTTCTGTTAATGAAGCACCGTTGGCTACTGCATCTAACTGTTCTATGAATACTCCACATTCTTTTGCTAAGTTTATTTTCAGTCTTGTTTTTGTTATCGGTAGTTTTCTTTCTTCATCTAAAAACTCCCAAAGTTCGTATGCTTCATCCTTAGTAATGTCTTTAGTATCTAACTTAGGCATTTTTGAAATTAATACTATCGCTCTACTAAGTAACATTAGTCCACCCCGACTCCAACAAAGAGTATATCCGGTGTACCTATCAAGGCTTCACTCTCAATCCACCCTGTACCAAGTTCATCATTACTATACTTAGCACCATTATTATCTTTAGATATTAAATTAAATTTGAAAGTATTTGGTTTTTCGCTATCGGATAAAATTAACTTACACCCTGTACGATGGGCTTTACGATACAAAACCGCACCCAACTTCTCAAGTAATTTAGCGATTACTCTATCGAAACCGTAGTATAGTGGTTCTTCTTTCAACGCACCATCATTGAATAACCATACTCTATTAGGATGATACCAATTAAGATGATATATCCTTGTCGTCATGCCTCTCATCTTCCTCTATCTTATCGTCTATGTCTTGTAGTAATTCATTAAGAATAGGAAGCATTTCTCTCACTTGTTCCGGTGATAATCTTATACCTTGTTTAGTATGGGTATATCCATCTTCTTCTCGTCTAAGCATTCGTAAATCCACCCAATAGCGACCTGCCCACTTAATCCAAGCAAGGCGAACCTTCCCTTTACCGGAAGCCCATTTCTTTACTTTAGAATCATCTTCCCAATAATTTCTTTCAAAACTACTCATCTTCTTCACTCTTAGTTATAGCCCTCTTGATGGCGTAGATACCCCACATCCAAGGAGGTACTTTCTTACCTTCGTGAATACTTCCAAGAACTTCTCCATTGAGTACACCTGCATCCTGCATCTCTTTCATCTGCCCTCTAGTAAGTGCCATGTATTGATGACTATCATCAACACGCCAACGCATGTAATACTCGTCACCTGCGAGTAAGTGATAATCATCGGGATTCATTTTAATCTCTTCATCACATTGAGTACACTTAATGTTACAACTCCAAATCTCTATCTCAGTACTATCTCCACCAGTGAGTTCTGCATCTATAGTTTCTACGAATAAATCTTCCCTTTCATCTAGTTCGCAGTTAGCAAGAGGATACTCGCAAGATGGACATAACCATCCTCTTGCTTGCTCTTGCTTCATTTCAAACTCTTGTTGCATTCTAGCCATAGGGTCGAGTGGTGGAGTAATCTTCTGTACCCCATCACCTTCAAGCATATCATACCCGCACGCTGTAATTATTTCTCTATACCTTTCATGGTGTACTTCACATTCGGGATGATTGTACATAAACATAAGTGCGAAAGTATTCTCCGCCGTCTTTCTATATTGTACTCCACTACCCTCCGGTGACCATACCCCGTCTACGGGTATTGCCCCCAAATGTTCTTTCCCCCAAGTTATCATTTCAGTTGTCGGTTGCCAATTCATTGTCCTCACCTTTGACCTCACACAGTCCGAACATACCACAACACACTCCTTTGTAAAGATACTGCCCGTTACTTAACAGATACATTTTATTTTTACTGTTATTTTTATTACAGGTTGGGCAGTTAATCCCATAGTCCCAAATGGATATTTCCATTACTACTGTGTGGTATTCTCCGTCTAACATTATTTCATATTCTCTCATATCATCATCTACATCTGTAGTGACTATTTCTGTTTCTTCTTCCATTACAATCTACCTCTCGCTATCCAATATCTATCGGCAATCAAACCATCAATTTCCGATTTACATTCATAACACATATCCTCATATTCTCCTTCCCGACCCTCACAGCCGGGGCATTCATCATCACTCATGGTATCACTTCCCAATGAAGTAAAAATAATTCTTCACTCCAATTACTTGTTTCTCCATTCTCTTTTTCTAATACATAAACAGGTTTACCATGTACTTGATTTATTTGCTTTACTTCTTTTATTTCATTAGTATGTTTATTCTTACATTTAATTCCTATCATCTTTTATCGCCCTCTCATATCTATCTAACAACAT